CCAAGCGCGCCGTCGAGCAGGCCGCTGAGACCTACCAGGGGCAGGCCACCCGCGCCGACTCCGTCGCCCCGACGCTCGAAGCCAACCGCGCCGATCTCCAGCCGGTTCTCGGCGATCGTCTGCCATCGCCCGGCGCAATGGCCGAAGACCCCGGTATCGTCAGGCTCGAGCGTCAGGTCGCCATGCAGGACAACGCGCCGTTTATCCGGAGCGAGCAGGATTTCAACGCCGGAGTGCGCGATACGGTCGACAGCATCGCGCCCGATGGCGACCCGGCCAAACTGCAGGCGGCGGCGCAGGCCGAAGCCGCGCGTCTCCGCGGTGAAACCCAATCCGCAAATGACGCCGCGCTGGCCGAGCGCCAGGCGCGCGTCGATACCGTCGAGGGCCGGCAGCAACGCGTTAGCGAAATCCGCCAGGGTGATGTGGCCGAGCTTCCCGTTCCGCAGTATCCGGACACGCCCGACGCGGCGAAGGCCCGCGCCAGCACGTCGCTGGACAACGCCATCGTCGACCAGACCTACATCCCCGACCGGACGCAGAAGAATGCGCTTTATGCCGAGGGCGCCGATCCCAGCATGCCGATCGACACCCGGCCAATGGCAGAAGCCGCCGGCCGCGTCGCGCAACGGGTAGAGCAGCTCCCTGAATCTATCCGCCCCAACGCGGCCAACCCGGCGTTGGTTGAAGACATGCAGGGCACGACGCAGCTCCCCTATGGCGCGGCGCAGCAGACCCGCATGCAGTTGGGGGAGCAGCGCAACGCGGCACGCGCCAGCGGAGAGTTCCAGCGCGCGGACAATATCGGCGAGATCCAACGGCCGCTCAACGAAGCGCTCGACGCGGCGAACCCGCAGGCATCGGCCAACTACCGCGAGAACTTCGCCCCGAAATACCGCGATGGGGGTGCCGTTGAGGATCTGACCCGAAAGGTCGATCGCAATGACCGGCCGGACCCGAGCCAGACCGCGGCGGCCGTCTCGAAGACGCCCGAGGACATTGCCGGCGTGCGTCGCGTGCTGGATGAGTCGCCGGCGCGGCCGCAAGGCGATGCCGCCGCACGCGAGTTCCTCTATGCCGACATGGCGGAGAAGGGGCTGGTTGACAGCAAGAGCGGCGCCATTCGGCCCGACCGACTGCGTAACTGGCTGGCGAAGAACTCCAACCAGCTCGAAATGGCGCCCGGTATGCGCGCCGAGATCGACGCCGTGTTGGCTCGCGCACAGAAGGGAGAGACCGTCTCCGATGGCCTGGCGCAGCAGATCAAGGCGTCCCGCGCCAAGCTCAAGGAGACCGAACGCGCCGCTGGCCGTAGCGAAAAAGAGACCGAGGACCGCATCAATAAAGGTGCGCTCGGCGCTGTGATCGATGCGGATCCCGACAAGGCCGTCGCCGCCGTCATGAGCAACAGCCTCAATTCCGGCGGCCGCATGCGCGAGCTCGCCGGCTTGACCAAGAACGATCCGGAAGCTCGCGCCGGCCTGAAGGCCGCGGTGCGCGACTTCATCATCGAGAAAGGCCAGACCACCGCAACGGAGAAGCTTCCGCCTGGCGATCGTCGCGGGCCGCTGTCACCGGCCGCCACACGCAAGCTCTTCAACGAACACGAGAAGGTCTTGGCGGAGGTGTTCGACCCCGACGAGATGAACGCCATGCGCGTGGTCCAGAAGGCCCTGGACCTGCAGAAGACGGAGCAAGTCCGTGTCACGAGCGGCTCCGATACCATGCAGAAGATGGTGCAGAGCGGCTTCAACTCCTTCCGCGATAGCGTGCAAGGCAAAGCGGCCGAGGCCGTCATCCGGCTGAAATTCGGCATGCTCAAGGGTGGCGGACTGATCTCGACCGTCGGCCGCTACATGAACAACATGACGCCCGAGGACGGCAAGCGCGCGATGGAACTCATCCAGCGGGCGGCGCTCGAGCCGGAGATTGCCTTGATCCTGGCGTCGAAGAAGATCCCGCCGGGCTCGCCGCGCTACGCCAGCACGATCCAGAAATTCCTGGCGGCAGATGCCGGCGTCAAGTCGAGCCTCGAAGGCGATGATGAAGACCCGAAGCCGCTCGAGATGACCATCAAAAAACGACCTTGATCGCCTTGTCTCCTTATGCGACATTTGTCGTATGAGGAAAAAGCGACATCTGGCGACACTCGCGATCCTGCTCGGTTTGTCGGGCTGTCACGGCGCTCCTGCCTTTGCGCACTCCTGGTATCCCTGGGAGTGCTGCAGTTCAACCGACTGTTGGCCTATGGGCGATGACGCCGATGCGCGCGAGCCCGAACCGAAGATCGTCCCCGGCGGATATCTGACCCACGACGGCATCTTCATCGCCGAGCGCGATACGCGCCCGAGCCGGGATGGCCGTTTCCATGTCTGCCGATACGGCGGCTTGAAAACCGCGGACGTGATCGCGCCCGCGCAGAAGCAGATTTGCCTGTTCGTCCCGCAGCCAACCTTTTGAGGAGATCGCCATGGAGTGCTGCATCGGCATACGCAACGCCCTGTTCCCCTCGCTGGCTTTGTGGGCGCTCATCATCATCATCATCATCATCATCATCATCATCATCATCATCCTCGGCGGCATGGCGCTGGCCGGCTGCGCTCCCCCGCAGCCCATGGGTGAGAATATCGGGAAAGCCCTGGAGCAGCGCCGATGAGCCATGATAATTTCGATTTCGTCTTCGGCCAGTTGATCGGCCACGAAGGCAAGCTCTCCACCGACAAGGCCGACCGTGGCAACTGGACGTCCGGCAAGATCGGTGTCGGCGAAATCTGTGGCTCGAAATACGGTGTCACCGGCATCACGCTCGGCGCCTTCCGCCGGCTCGGCCGTTCGGCCAATCTGGCAGAGGTCTCCGCGCTCGGCGTCGACGAAGCCAAGCTGATCTTCAAGAAGCAGTACTGGAACGCCGTGCAGGCCGACCGGCTGCCCAGTGGGCTGGACTATGCCGTCTCCGACTTCGCCTACAACAGCGGCGCGGGCAACGCGATTCCTCCGCTCCAGCGACTGGTTGGCGTTGCGGCCGATGGCTCGATCGGCGAGATCACCCTGGCTGCGATCGCCAAGCGCAGGGTCGGCCTTATCGACAAATATTGCGACGCGCGGCTCGCCTTTCTCAAGCAGACCTACGGCTGGTCGAAATACAAGAACGGCTGGACCCGTCGCGTTGCAGACGTCCGTGCGGCCTCCAAGCGCCTGGCGGGCTCTGTTCGACTGCCGGACGTTCCGTCGCCCCCAGCCATGCCGGGGGATCGCGCAGACCACGCCATCGACCCGAAGAAGACGGGGCAAGGCCGCGCCGGCATCATGGCCGGACTCGGCACTTTCGGTACGGCCGCGTCCGACGCCGCCGAGAAGATCGCCCCGCAGGTCGAAATGCTGGCCTCGCTGAAGTGGCTGTTCCTTGCTCTGACGCTCGTGAGCATCGGGATCGGCGCCTATCTGATGGTGGTCAAGATGCGGGAAGCGGAGACGTGATCGGTTTCCTGCTCAGCCCGCTCGGCCGATACGTCATTCTGATCGCCGCCGGCGTTATCGCGCTCGGCGCCACCTACGCCTACGTCCGCCGCCAAGGGGCGGAGTCGGCCCGCCAGCAGATCGAAAAGGGAAACACCGATGCTCGCAATAAGGCTGACCAAGGCCGTGCTCGTAGCGAGCGCGACGCTGACACTGGCAAGCTGCGCGTCGATGACGGTTTCAAGCGAAACTGAGTGTCGGATCTTCCGGCCCATTTCCTGGGACGACAAGGACACGGATCCGACCATCCGCCAGGTCAAATCCCACAACGCGGCCGGCGTCGGAGCGTGTGGGTGGAAGCGATGATCGGACGACCTACCCCGAAAATGGCGACAAAAGCGGCTTGACAATATCCCATATTGAGGCGCAAAGAGGCGACAAGGAATACAGACATAGCTCCATAGGGAATAGCGAGAATGCCCGATACCAAAATGACGCTGGAACAGACCCGGACTGTCTTCGCAACGAAGCTGGAGAACCTGCGCGCCGATCGCGGCTGGACGCAAACGGAGCTCGCCAAACGAGCCTCTCAATTCTCCGAGAAACCCATCACGCGCGACCGTATCAGCAAGTACTCCCTCGGCCTCTCGCTGCCGGGAAAGCCGCATCTGGCCGCCATTGCCAAGGCGCTCGGCGTCGAGCAAGACGATCTCCTCCCTTCCCGCGTCGTGCGAAATTCATCGGCACATCCGCTTCGGGCGACGCTCCTCGAGGACGGGATGGCGCAGCTCAACATCAACATGATGGTCCCCTGGGATCTCGCGGTGAAGATCGTGGCGATGATTCGAGAGGCGACAGGAGGCGACAATGCCGCGGCCTAAGCGCGCCGAGCCCCACTACCTGCAAGAACGAGCTGGCGTCTGGCAAATCTGCTGGTACGACGCCACGAGCCAACGCACTCGGCGCATGGGCCTTCGTACAAAGGACTATGACGAGGCGCTTGATAAATACGCCGTCTGGCGGAAGAACCCGCAAGCCATAGCAGTGGTTGAGGGTCGTGGCGAGGACATCTCGGTTACGCACGCGCTCGACGATTACTACAAGGAGCACGTCACCAAGAACGTGGCCGATCCTGTGCGCCAGGAGAACGCCATCCGCCACCTCAAGACCTTCTTCAAGGGCGGCCTGCTGCGCGCCGTCGACATCCCCGCCTGCCGCTCCTACGCCGACGCCCGCCGCTCTGGCCGCATCGGCGGTGGGGCGCGCCACAAGGGCGATCGCGCCAAGGGATCGGACAGCACCATCCGGCGGGAGCTCAACGTCCTGCAGGCGGCCTCTGAGCACGCCCGGCGCTGGAAGCGCATCAAGGCGGAGAACATGCCGACCTTCGAGGCGCCTGCCGAGCACCGCGTCCAGCAGGAGATCGGCTTCCTGAGCGAGTACCAGATCGCCACGTTGATCTTCGAGGCGGAGGGCGCGTTGCGAGATTTCATCATCCTGGCGTATATGTGGGGGGCGCGGCGCGAGTCCATCGAGACGCTGCACGTCGACCAGGTGAAGCCGACGCACGTCAACCTGCTCAAGAAGGGCGAGCGCCAGACGAAGAAGCGCAAGCCGATCGTGCCGATTTTCCCGGAGACCGCCGCGGTCCTGCGTCATCGCATGGCGACGGCCGAGGAGCGGGGCGGCTATCTGTTCAGCACGACGGTCGACTTCTACCGCCCGTTCAGCAAGCTCTGCGAGCGGTTCGAGATGCCTCACCGCCACCCGCACGTCTTGCGCCATTCCCGCGCAACGAACATGCTCATGGCCGGCGTCAGCATCTATAAGGTGGCGCGGTTGATCGGCGATACGGTCAAGACCGTGGAGAGCACCTACGGCCACCACAGCGTCGAATTCTTGTTGGAGGGATGAGCATGAAAGGCTTTCGTAATATCGGTCTGATGGATCGCCGGCGAGCACGCGCGATGGCGTTGGCTCATGCCGTGATGCAGGGCTTGCCCCGTGACATGGACCCGGACCGCTGGCGGCAGGATGTGCACGAGGCCATGCTGCGCGTCTTCTTGGCGGAGGGGGTCGAAGTCCTCAGCGACTATACCCGCAGCGAGATAGGGCTCCCTCCGCGCAATGCTGAAGGGTGGACAGCGCAAGAGGTCGCGGCGTGGGAGGCAAAGCTCCTTGACGCCATGATGCGGCCTCCGACGATGCCGATGTTTCCTCTTGCCCCGACTGCAAAATGACCACGATATCGGAGATGTTTCGAGCGATCGGTGACACGCCTATCTTGGTCGCGCTTCTCTTCGTCGTCGGCATCCCGGTCATCCTGTGGGTCTATCGCGACCTCATCAAATGGATCTTGTTTGGCAAGCGCTGAGCAGGAGCCTCTTTTTATTTGCCTTGGTTGTCGCCTTTTGCGACGTTTTCAGAGGAGACTGACATGACCGCTCTTATCCTGGACGAAGCCGGCCCGATCACGCCGGAGTCATGGGCATGGTTTGAGAAAGCACTAGCAGAAGGGCGTGTGAAACAGACGATCTTCTCGCCAACGAAAACCGACCGAGAGAAAGCGATTCTTGCGGCTGCCGATCTCGTTGCTCGGCAGATCCTGTTGACGAGCAAAGGAACGCCCTACCTCTTGGACTCCAAACAGGCTCGACGGGCAATGCGAGCGCTTCTGAAAGCGCGAGAGATGCCCAAGCCTTGAAACGCGCCAGTCGCTCGAAAGCGACAAAGCGACACGTAACGATACACTGCGTAATGCGCCGTCTCCTTGCAAACCAAAGGAGACGGCGTTTTTATTGGGCGATTTCAAGGGTTTGGTTTTATGACCGTCGCCTTGTGTCTCCTTTCAATGTCTCTTGTCGCCCTCTCACGGCCGAAACCGCGAAAGCTAAGTGTTTGAAATAGAATAGGAAAACTGCTGTATCCCCACGTTTTGGCGCGTTACGACTGGCGCGCTACGGTTTTGCTCCATTCGTCTATCGGTTAGGACGCTGGCCTCTCACGCCGGAAAGAGCGGTTCGATTCCGCTATGGAGCGCCACATCATCAAGTGCGTGTATCTCGTCCTCGCCAACCCCAATGCGAGCGCCAATGCGAGGCAGGTCGAGGTCGTCAAGGCGCTTCGCCTCTCCTTTGAAGATGGCCATGCATGCTCCAGACAACAAAAAACCCGCCGGCTAGGGCGGGTTGGGGTGGCGCGGTGGGGGCAAGGTAATTTATGATCGCGAATAGCACTCACGGGGGGAACCAGCGATGAGCGATCTTGGTCTCTACGAAGTCTCAGTTTACGAGGGGCACGACGGGAAGGGAGGCCCGCTAGGCAACCCTATTCGCTCTTTCACGTCGGAGCTGATCTCCCGCGAAGGCTTGCGAGAGAAATGGGTTCCAGGCCTCGGCCTTAAGGTTGGAGAGATGGCCAAGTTCAAGAAGCTCGGGCCTTCCCCTGATCCTGACCGTCGTTAGCGGCGGCAGCGGAGCCTTCTTCCGCCGGGCTTGAAGCTGCCTTTAAAGATCGACGCATTTCCTCAATCTGAGATTTGAGGAGGATAATTTCGATCTTGGCGCGGCCGAGTTCTAACGCCACGAGATCGTTGGGGTTGAGCGTGTTCATCTTGAACCTCAAGCGATGGTAGCGATTTTGCGCGTATTTCCGGCGCTGTCCTTGATGGTGATGTAGCCATTCACTGCGGCGTCGGCGTTGCTGGTCCACGTTCCGAACTTTACCGCGCCAGCCCCTTGCGGGGTCAGTACGAGATCGATGTTCGTCGCAGAGCCGGCTGCTTTGATTTGCGCCCCATCGCCTTCCGTCGCGAACAGATGGATATAGCTGTCGGGCGTGGGCGTCTCAGAATTGGCGAATAACATCGTCCCGGCCACGTTCTCAGTGTAGAACGAGACACCTGCGGTTGCATTGGTCTCCGCAAGGTAGGTCGAATCGAAGTTCACGCCCATGACCGGACGCACCGCGTCGCCAGTCAACCTTTGGAACGCGATTGATTGGCGCTCTTTCAGTCGCAGCGCGTGGCCTGCGCCGAGACCGTCTTGCCCCCGAAACGTGGCGGCGCGGAAGTCTATGCCGCATGTCCAATTGTTCGTCAGGTCGACTGCCGCATAGGGGTCGCGGTACAGGCCTTCAGCCTCCGTCCCGCCGGCAAACCGGATCAGCCTGCCGCCGGGCGCTATCGCATTTGCCTCGCCAAGGATCGCGTTATAGGTCCGGGCCGGATACCCGTCCGGGCCATCCTCGCTCGATTGCCCAAAAACCAGCGTGGCGAGGATATTGTACCCCGTTGAACCATCGGCTGGAAAATCCTGGTTTTCCGGCACGAGCTGAATACCGACTACCCAAGGGTCGGGGCCTACCCGCGTGGCGTGATAGCCATAATCCTGGTCGCGGTTCTGAACGTTCAGTTCATAGCCGACGACCCCGTAGCCGTTGCCGGTGTCCGCTTTCGGCCCCATGAAGATATCCCAACGCCCGAAAGCGAAGGTTCCGTTTAACTCTTCCCACTGGGCGAGAATCGCGTCGGCGATGTCGGCGGTGAATGCCCCCCCAGGAGCGGGGTCAACTCGCGCGGCCGCCCTGTGGTTATGACGCTGACCGTAGCCTCCGTTATTGACGCCGTAAGTGCTTGTCTCGACGACTGGGCCGACGTTGCTATACTGGGGGTCAGCGGGTGCGAAGTAGGCCTCGCGAGGGCCGGCCGTACGCATCTCTCGAATGCCGGAGACAGTAGCCGACCCTGAAACCTTCGCATCCCCAACCAGAACGAGCGTGAGCGCCCGCCCGCCGGCCTGCGCGACCGGGTCGACATAATGCGTGCCCGGCGTCTTGATGTAGACGAAGCCGGGGTGTCCGGGCGGGATCGAGTCGAAGGCTGCCTGCCAGATGACCGCGTTAGCAGCAGCCTTGCTCGGGTCGTCAGGGATCGACCCGACGATCATCACGCCATCGGTGCGGCGCTCAACATCAAGAGGCGTGGAGAGCTTGATGTTGTCGGACCCCGGCGTCGTGTCGGCCGCAAGTCGAGCGTCGATCTGCTGCTTCACGCCAAGCGGCGCCATCGCGACATTGCTGGCCGACGCCGCAACGGCGGTGGCCTCGTCGGCGAAGTCCAGCGCGACGAGCCCCGCAAGTGCCAGATCCGGCGCCAGTGAGTCCCTGGTGACGATGCCGTTCCTGAGCGCGCCATCGTCCCGCTGGATCAGCTCGAGGTTATCAAGCGTCTCGTCGGAAGTGACTTTGACCGCATTGAGCTCGTTCTCGAGCCCCTCGGCCCACGTGGCTTTCGGCTGGCCGGAGAACGCGAACTGACGCTCGTAAGGGGTTGGCTGCGCCATGTCGCCTAAATCTCCTCAAATTCAGACGACAGACTACTACAAAGGCGACAAAAGAAAAAGCCCGGCGCGCGCAATGGCGGCCGGGCGGAGTTCATTTTCCAGTGTGTCCGGTGGCTTTTTTGCGCCGACGTCAACCCGACGTGTTGGATGATTTCAGGAGAGGCTCTCCCCGTGCCTATGGTCGCCTGCCGCTATGGTCGACGGCTCGACGTTTCCCGCGGAATGCGGAATCACTTTTTGTAGCAGGGGCCTTCCCAGGCTTCCGCCGCTACCGGAAGGCCCGCCATCCATGGCTCGCCCTCCGTCAAAAACGCGCCGAACTCGTCGGCTGATCCAAAACCGATATCGGCCTCCGCGACGTTCTCATCGTGCACCGTCAGGCAGAGATCGTAGCCGGCGGCCTCCGCCCGCTTCATCCCGCCCGCCATGACGTCACGCGCCGCGGCCTGGACACCGTTCTGGAAGAGCAGCCCGCCATAGGCGCCCTGCTCGGACCACTTCTTGGTGAAGCTGTCGACGGCCCAGAAATAGAGCTTATCCTTGAAGACCGGCTCGCCATTCGAATTCTTGAATGGCGTCTCGGTCGAGCGCACCGACGGGAAGGCGTAGGCGATGACCCGGCCGGACGGCAGGCAGCAATGCAGCCACGAGCCAGCCTTGCGGTAGCGCAGCTTCCCCGCCGTCTGGAGCGTGCCAGGCTCTTTGACCGCTGCGATCGCTGCGTCCTCGACCGTGCGCCACATCGCAGCCGTCGCCGGGTTGGCCTTCCGCCAGGCGATCTTGATGAGCTCCGCCGTCGTCCAGCGGTCGTGAAAGACGCCCGACGCCTTGCCCCTGGCTATCCACGCATCCTCGGCGGCTTCGATCGCCTCCGGCGACGCGCTGGCGAGCACGGATTCGCGCGCATCCAGCAGGTCGAGCCCGTAGTTCTTCGCCATTTTGAGCAGCGCGCCAGCGCCACCGGCGAAGCCAAGGGCGAGAATCGCGACCTTGCCGACGTTGCGGCGCGGGTCGGCCTTGGTGATGACGCCATCCTTAACGCGATAGATGCCCGTCGCGGTGACGATGTAGATGTCGGGGCCTTCCTTGCGATCGGCGCGGCGGAATGCATCGAGCACATCATGTTGGCCACCGAACCACGCCGTCATGCGCGCCTCGATCTGGCTCAAGTCGGCGGCGAGCATCTTGCGGCCGGGCGGCGCCGCGATCATGCCACGGATAGCGTCGCTCACGACCGTCATCGCGGGGCCGTAGAGCATCTCGATGAGCTCGGCGTTCCCCTTCCGCAGGTCCGCGACGATATCGTCCATCGGAGCGTCGACCGTCGGCCGAGGCAGGTTCTGTAATTGCGCACCCCTAGCCGCCCAACGGCCCGTCGACGCGCCGTGGAACTGCAGATTGCCGCGCATGCGGCCGTCGGCCTGCCGGCACGCCAGCAGCTTGCCGATCTTGGCGACGGAGGTCTTCGCACCTTCCTGCCGGATCTCCAGTGCGCGGCGCACCGCGGGGCTCAGGTCGTCCCGCACCAGCAGCTCGGCGAGATCGTCCTTGGCGACGGAAGACGCATCTACGCCATGCTGGCGGCAGAACGCGGTGAGTTCGCCGACATTCGAGACGCCACGGACGGCCATGCCTGTGACCTGACGCATTTCCTGGTCAAGGCGCAGTTGCGTCTGCGCGACGACCTTCTGCGCCTGGAGGCAGAGGTTCTCATCGATGAACGTGCCGCGGTCATTCATGCGCTGGTCCAAGAACCAGAGTTCGAGCTCGGATTTCTTGAGCTGCGGCAGGATCGCGGCGATGGCCTGCTCGGTTTTCACGTCGGTTACACAGTAGCTACCGAGCCGCGCGATCTTCTCGGCGTCATCATGCCAGTAGAGGCCATCCGGCCGCTCGCCCTTGCGCGCCTTCCTCGGACGGCAAAGTTGCAACATCACCCTCTTGCCGACGTCGTCCTTCGTGATCGGCAGCTTGAGCGCCGGCGCGGCCTGCTCCAGCTTGCCCGGCAGACCCATGGCGTAGGCCTGCGTCATGGTGCAGCGATACTGCTCGAGCTTCGGGACCGGCCAGCCGTATTTCGGGCCGAGCACCTGCCGGATGGCGAGTCTCTCGAAAGCGGCGTTCCAGGCCGAAACGAGGCCGCCGGCTTCGATGTGCCAGCGGACGCGATCGGGGCAGGGCTCGCCGGGCCGCCAGAGGGCGGGCTCCTCGTTGTCGAAGGCCCACGCGGCGCACCAGATGTCGGTCGTTTCGGAGTCGAAATAAATATATGCGTTGGTTTTCGTGAGGTCGCAGGCGGATTTTGTTTCGAAGTCGATGCGGAGCGTGCTCATGCCAGCATCCACTCAGCGGTCAAGGCAGGAGATGAAGGCGACCGCAGCTTCCGCGTTGATCGCGTTGCCGTAGCCGCGCAGGCGTCCCACTCGGGCGGGAGCCCCATGAGCCAGCGGGAATGTGCCGGGTTCAACTGGCCGCCACTTTCCATCCCGGCAGAAGAGCCAGTCAGCATCTCGCCAGAGACCGTTCGTCGGGCCGGGCCTGCGAGCGCCGTTACCGCCCCAAGATCCGGCCCCTTGTTCCGCATGGCTTCGATGATCGCCCCGGCGTGCGTCCGCACGCCCTTGTCCGCCAGCGCTGCCGTCGGCGTCGGCCAGCCCGATAACTGAACCTGATGGTCCAGCGTCGTCACCGACTGGCCGCAGGCCCGCCCCTCCTTGCGCTTCAGCGCCTGTTCCGGCGTCCCGCCCGGCGCCGAGGCGTTCGGCGTGCCCCAACCGGCCAATACCGCCGCATGATTGAGCGTGACATTCGGCGTCGTGAATGAGGGGGAAGGATGCCGAAGTGCGTCCGTCGTCGTCGTCGTGGGCCAGCCCGCCTGCCAGACCGCCCGGCCGAGCAGCGCGTTCTCCGGTACGTTCGGGTTGAACGATCCGTCCTTCCAATCTCGCGTCGTAGGCGTCGGCCAGGCCGACGCCTCGCTTTCCGACCCACCAGAGCCGTTGCCTGATGTGGGGCGCGCCGACGCCCGCAGCGCAGAGATCGACCGCCCCGCTGGCGTAACCCGTTCCTTCCAGGTCAGCTTGTACAAGGTCGAGCCAAGCGAGGCCGTCCTTGCTCGCAACCTGCTCACCAAGGACGACGTCAGGACGGCACTGGCTGATGAGCCAGTGGAAGTGTGGCCATAGGTGCCGCTCGTCAGTAAACCCGCCGCCTTTGCCTGCCGCGCTGAAAGGCTGGCATGGGCAGCTTCCGGTCCAGACGGGTCGGCCGTCGGCCCATTCGGCGCGTCGAAGCGCATAGGACCAGACGCCGATACCGGCGAAGAAATGGCACTGCGTGTAGGGTCGGAGATCGTCAGGTCGGACATCGGCAATGCTCCGTTCGTCAACGTCGCCGGGCGCGATATGGCCGGCGGAAATGAGGTTGCGCAGCCATTGGGCCGCATACGGGTCGAACTCGTTGTAGTAGGCCGTCATGCGACACCGCGCTGAGCGAAGCTCTCGACGACGTCCTCACGCGGCCCGTCCGAGGACACCGACGTCTTGACGAACCCGCCACGCTTGGTCTCGCCGTTGAAGTTCTTCGCGCCAGGCACCCACGGCTCGGAGCGGCGGGGCATGTAGGCGAGCTTGCAGTGGCCGGCGCAGTACGGCTTGCCGGGCTGGCGGCGCTCGCCGCAGAAGCCGAAATCGGGACGTTTCGGGTCGCCGATCGGCCATTTGCAGTCGTCGGGGTTGAGGTCGATGAGGGTTTTCATGCCAGCATCTCCTCTGCGGAGATCGGCGCCGGCTTAACCAAGGGGCGGGCAAGCGGCGGTGAGGTGCGATCCCACAGGAACCACGCGCAATCCATGGTCGGGGCGCCACGGCCGTCGAAGTCGAGCCGCCATGTCAGATCCCGGCGCGCGTAAGGCGCCCATCGGTCCCAGGTCTTGAGCCGGCTGGCGGCGTTCCAAAAGGAAGCCTTCAGGAGCAACGCGAGGTGTGCCGCACCGAGCTCGTCAGCACGTTCGATGAACTGTGCGGCGAGCTTGAAGGGCGGGTTGGTGATGATGACCTTGCGCTGTGGTCGTGCGATCTGCAGCGCAGTCGGGCCGAGAAAATCCAGGATCTGGCCGAAACCTCTGTGGATCAAATCGGTGGCAACGACATCACGACCGGATGCCCGCAGCACTCGCGCCATGGCGCCGTCACCGCAGGCCGGTTCCCAAATGGTTTTCGGCCAATCCGCGATCAACGGGAGGAGCGCGATCGTCGCCTCGCGGGGCGTCGGGTAGAAGTCGTTCTCGCGCCGGTTGCCATTGCCGCCGGCGATCATCACACCGAGCGACGTCATCGACCGCCCTCCGCAAGAACCGCGTCGAGCACCGCGCCGGCGACGCCTTGTGGCTTGCCGGCATCGTCCCTGGTCATGGCCGCTGCGAGCTCAGCGACGGAAGCTCCTCGCTGCAGCGCTATCGAGATGAGCGTCGCGCAATCCCGGCCGGCCGTGTCGAGCGCAGTTGTTACTTTGTTACAGGAGATGAAGACCTCCTTGGGCGCCGCGCTGCCTGGCGGGAAGCCGAGCGCGACGTCGTACCAGGTCGGCTTGTGGTGGTCCTCGGTGCCGGGGTGTACCACCTTGAAATTGAGTGCTTCGCGCCTGTTGGGCAGCTTTTCTCTGGTCATTGTCGCCTCCATCAAGAGCGCAAAAGGAGACACGGCGGACGAGCAAACGCCCGCCGTGGTGGTTGTCAGCTCTCGCTGATGGCGAAGATGAAGAGCAGGCCGATGAGAGCTAGGATGAGCCAGCCCATCACGCGAGCATGTCCAGGCTCGAAAGATAGAGGTCCATGATGGCCTCTTCCTCCTTCACGTCGTTGATGTCGCGCTTGCGCCGGGCGACGATCTTCCGGAGGATCTTCACGTCGTAGCCGGTGCCCTTGGCCTCGGCATAGACCTCCTTGATGTCGTCGGCGATTGCCGCTTTCTCCTCTTCGAGGCGCTCGATGCGCTCGACCAGGGACTTAAGCTGGCCGTCGGAGTTGTCGCCGATGTCAGCCATCGGTCTGGTCCTCCGGCAGACTGACGCGAGTCGGGCGGAAGATGGCGCGATTGAGCGCCATGAAGCCCTGCTCGATATGCGTGCGGCCGACGGCGAGCCAGCGCTTGTCGAAAGCGTCATCGGTCGCGAAGAGATCGAGCATGCGGAGGATGCTTTCCTCCATCTGCTTGTTCTTGTTGACGAGGAAGACGTTGTCTTCGCTCTGCGGCTTGTACCCGGCGACGGGCAGCCCGGTGTGCGTGCTCATAGGTATTGGTCCTCCATGCGTTTGACCTGCGCCCACTGACGGCCGGAAATCTTGGTATTCCGGCCGTGTGCGAAAACTCGACGGCACATGTCGTCGAGGAAATCCTGGTCCCATTCGCCGAGATCCTGGTCATCAAGGCGTTTCAGGGTTCGTTCGAGGTCAGCGAACTCGCCGGCCGAAATAAGCGTCTTCTCGTCGTCGAAATAATCGCTCATGGCGCTCAAGCCATCGGATCGTCGTTGGCGTCGAACAGCTCATCGGTCGAGCCGCCGCCTTCGATCGCCACCGTCTCGAACTCCTCATCCGCCGACGCGCGGACACCGCCACCGACGGGCTCGTCGTTGTCGAGGAGCTGGATGTTCCCCAGGCCGCACGAGATGCGCGGGCCGCCGCGGACGTGCTGCGTCGCGTAGACGTTGAGGGAGGCATAGGCCCACCGGCCGGAATAGACCTCGCTCGACTGCTCGCTCGGCACCTTGGTCTTGTCGGCGCGACGCACGTCCGGCGCACCGCGCTTGGCGTCGACGCTGAGCCGGATGAAATACTCGAAGGCGTCGGCGTCGAAGCCCATCTTCGGGTAGTCCTCGACCTTGAGGAAAGGCTTCTTCAGGCCCGAAATCTTCTTCTTGTAGTCCGGTCCCCACTTGGCGACCGCGCAGTCCTCGATCTTCTGCTGGAGGAACTTGAAATCGGTGCCCTTCGGGAAGACCAGCGTGAGCTGATACTTCTTGACGGGGTCGCCGTTCTTGTCGAGCTGCGGCGAGCCGTCGTCGTTGGTCTGCGCCGCCGGCGTGTAGACGTTCTGCGTGTAGGCCATCCTCGCCTTGGCCGACCTGATGGTGCCGGAAGTGGGAAGCAGGATGAACTGGTTTGCGTTGGACATTTGGTTCTTGTCTCCTGTGGAGTTTGCTCAGAAAGCGACAATTTGGACGTGATTGCCCCGGCTTGGCGCAGCCGTCTATCTCTTGGTGGGCTTCCCGCCGATCGAGGCGAGTTGCGCTTTGAGCGCCTTGTTCTCGGTGCGGAGCTGATCGCACCTTCTGGAGAGCTCCCGATTGGATTGCTCCACCCGGTCGAGAGCTCCATCTTTCACCGCGAGCTGTCGGTGGACGTGCCGCAGCTCCTTCGCCAAAGAATCAGCGCGCGACAAACTTACTGACAGCGCGGCGTCCGTAGCGTCGAACGGGACCGACATGGCGACTACTCGTAGAACTTCAGGATGCCGCCTGCGGCATTGACGCAGATCGGGTCGCCGTCGAGCCTGGCGAAGGTGCCGTTCAGTTTCTTGCAGATGGCCGTGCCGAGCTTGGTTTCGGCCGTGTTGGCGCCGAACATGTTGCCTCCGGCGGTGGCGCCGCCACCAAGCAGGAGCCCGACGAGCGCGAGAACAGAGTAGTTCATGCCGTCACCTCTGCCTTCGCGTAGAGAACAGCTTGGAAAACAGCTACGCGATCGGCCTTGGCCAAAAGATTGAGCCGCTTGCAGACGCTCGTCGCCGCGCGATGCTTCTTCGCGAAAACCTTGTTGGACGTCACGATGAAGTTGACGTCATCGCGCCGCCACGACATGAAATCGGTTGCGGCGACCTGTTGATAGTGCTCCTCGCCTTCCCATTTGAACTCGGCCGCGTCCAATTTATTGACGACACTTGCGACCATTTCCGGCGCCGACGGCACCAAAACGAGGAAATCTTGATCGGTATCGGTAGGCGCCGGCTCGCAGGTAACGCGAGAACCGCACGGTTCCACTTCGCACCCGAGCATTTTGAGCGTAGTCAATATCTGCATCACTTCACCTCCTCGAATTCATCCCCGCCGACAATGGCTGCGGGACGTGGGTCGCTCTCTGCGGCGAGCACCGTGCCGGACGACTCCTTCACGACGACCTTGACGCCGTCGATCTCCAGTGCGGCGAGCGCTGCGGCGCGCTCGGCCTTGTTCTTGCCCGGCAGCAGTGATTCCACCTTCGCGGGGCTCAGCAACTCCGGTTCCGACCAGATCGGCGGATCCTTACCGAGCACGCTCTCGAGCGCGTCCGCGGCCATCGTCGTGTCATTCCACTTGCGCGTGGCGCGCTTGGCGACGAGCTTCAGCCCCTTCGGGATGCGGCCGCCCATGGCCTCGTCATGGGCGAAAGCGCGAAACGCCTTGCACCACTGCTCGACCTGCTCGATGAGCCCCCACTTGGCGCCGATCTGCTCGGGCGTCAGGTGGATGACCGGCGCCGGCGTCGCTTCGCCGAATGCATCGAAGTCGGCATCGACGACGTCCATGATAAAGTCTTCGCGGACTCGACAGGATGTCTGTCGTTTGCAGAATTGACAGTGCTCGCCGGCGAGGAGAAATTCGTCCTCCCATTGGCGCACGGCGGCTGGCTGTTTCTCGACCGGCACCTCTTTGAAGATGTGATCAAAGAGCGCCGCCGCATCCTCCGTGCGCTTGGCGCCGAGCTTGATGTCCGTCTCGAACTCGAAGAGGTCGAGCGGATCGGCCTCCCATGTCTTGATGGCGTCGCCGCCGGTGCGCGAGCGTGGCTGCACGACCGTCAGCCGGACCTTGTCGAGCTTGCGGTTGTGGTAGCGCTTCACGGCGCCGAGCGCATACAGCATGAGCTGCGTGTTCTCGCGCGGGTCGACGGCGCCATAGCCATATTTGAGGTCGACGACGTCGAGCGTGGCCGTCTTCTCGCAATAGGCCAGGAAGTCGCCGGTGCCACCATCGAGCCCGTCGCATTCGAGGTGCGTCAGGCTCAGCCACTGCTCGGCCTGCCACTCGGCGCCGTCCATCAGCTCGCGGCAGAAGTCGAGATATTGCTGCACGCCATCGACCATCTCGTCATCAATATAGATCGAGCGCTCGCCGAGTTGCTTGGGGCTGATCGGCTTGGACTGATCGAGGTTGGCGTAGAAGCCGGCATAGCTGTCGGCGTCGAGGCCCGTCTCGATGCACTTCTGCGCGAGCTCATGCGCGCCACTCCCTTCGTCGGCGAAGGGGGATGACGAGTCGGGGATGCCTGCTTGCATCCGGATGCTGCCAGGGCAGGCGAGCCAGCGCTTGCTGGCACTCGGGGACAGGCGGGCGTGGCCGCGTGCGGCGTGGGGCTGCGCGCTCATGCCCGGCCCTCCGCTTTGGCTATGGCGGCGTGGATTGCGGTGACATCCGCGCGATAGCGAAGAGACGGGTCCATTAGAGCGATGAGCAGCTTGCCCGCTCGCATGCCTTCGTCCCATTTCGCGTGGATCTCGGAGACGATGGTCTCAAGACCTTTGAGCGCAGCCAGCAAATCAGGCGCGGCGGCGATCAGGCGGGCGTTGGCGATCGTTTCGTCTGTCGGCGCTTGGCCATTCGGCGAGCAGTCCGCGATGACGCCATGGCCCGGCCCCTCTGGACCCCACACGCAGTCGGCATAGCCGCGACCATAGCTCATCGTGCCCGTAGACCCCCCGTCATCAAACTGATTCCAGGGGCCGGACGTGTGCTGCACACCCATCAGAACACCGCCTTCTGCGTCGCGACCACGAACGCTTCGATCTGATCCGGCTGCAGCGCCTTCACCTGCTGCACGCCGAACGGGACGAGCGTCGCGGCGAGCTTGCGGTTGCCGGTGTCGACGTCCGGCGCACGGTCGAGCAGCGCACGGCCGGCGTTGCGGGCGTCCTGGGTGGTCCAGCCGACGGTCGGGTCTTCGGGCTCGATGACGACAGACGTATCGAGCGCAGTTCGCGCGGCTTCCTCGGCCGCCTTCTGCGCTAGGACCTGCTGCTGCTCAGCCCGCTCGGCCTCCGCAGCCGCCGCACGCAAACGCTCTGCTTCGACATCGGGGTGCTCGGCGGCGATGGCGTCTTCGATGTCGAGCTGCTCGGGCTCGGCGGCAGGCGACGGCTCCTCATCGATCACCGGAGCCTCCTTCCGCGGGCGACCGCGCTTCTTCGGAGACTCGGTCGCCGCGGCGGGGAATTCGACGCCATCGGCATCTTCCGCAGTGGTCTCGGCCTTCAGCGCACCATGCAGCGCGTCGACGATCTCGCCGGCGGTGACGTCCTCTTTGACGACGGTTCGGGCCGACGGCTCCTCGACCCGGCGCCAGATCGAATTCATCGCGCGATCGATACCGAAAGCATATTCGGGCGCGGTCATGCGATCTGCATCTTCCTTCCTTCGGGCCTCGGCCAGGGCGGTGCAGAACGCCGCGGCTGCGGTGAACTCTTCGGCCGAATGCAGGGTCATCTTGATATTCATTGTATTCTCTCCTCTTTGCGAAAAAGGCGACACGGAAGTCAAACGAAAAGCGCGCGGATGTCCTCGAGTTTTCGAGCGCAGGCGCGTTGGATCTGCTCATCGATCGAGCCGGCGATGGTGGCGAAGCGGACAGTGCAGGCGTTCTTCTGAGATATTCTGTGAATCCGCATAGCGGCCTGTTCGTTCGAACTCGGAACCCAATCCGACTCGACGAAGACCAGGTCGCTCGCGGCGGTCAGCGTTATGCCGGTCCCTGCGGCTTGAATTTGTCCCACGAAGACGCGGACCAGTGGATCATTCTGGAACATGTCCACGGCAGCCTGTCGATCGGTGGTCGAGCCACTCACGATGACGACGCCTGTGATTTTGGCGAGCCCCTGGTAGAGGTTCTCGATCACCTCACGATGCTGCGCGAACAGCACAATCTTGCCCATGCCGCCGTCAAGCTGGTCCTTCACCCACTCGATGACAGGCGCGACCTTCGCCACGCCGGTCAGCCTTCTCAGCGTCGCGACGTGTGGTGCGATCGCCTTGAGAGCGGCGACGCCGCCGTCTTCGAGTGCCTTCTGGACTTCGCGCATCTGCGCAGCGACCTCATCCGCCATGTCAGGCGGGATCGTGATTTTGCCGGCGAGCGGGAGGACGTCGAAACGGATTGGTGGTAGCTCTGAAAGCACATCGCTCTTCTTCCTCCTGAGCACGAACGGCTTCATGCGCTCGCGCAGCTCGGGCAGGTTCTTGCCGCCGACGATCGTGTCGTGGCCGAGGTAGTTGCGCTCCATCTTGCAGTAGCGCATCGCGAACGGCCAATAGGCCACCGGCTTGCCGGTCTTGAGACCGATGAGGGCGTCCGGCATCACGGCGCGCAGCATCGGCCAGAGCTCGGACGGATTATTGGGCATCGGAGTCCCTGTCAGCAGGAAGACGTGCTTGGCCTTCTCGATCAGGCCGCCGACGCCGTCACACTTCTTGCCGAACACGGCCTGCGTGCGCTTCGTGTCGCGGGTCTTCAGCATGTGCGCTTCATCGCAGATGACGAGGTCGTAGCCTATCCCCATCAGGAACTCGAAGTTGCGGCCGCGCGCCATGTCGTAGCTCTCGACGCGCCAGAGGTGCTCGTCGTGACCTTTCCAGTCGAAGCGCTTGATCTCGCGGCGCCAGTTCTCGACCACGGAAGCCGGGCACAGCACCAACCGTTTCTTGGCTCCGACGGCAGCCGCTGCGGCGATCGCCTGCGCCGTTTTCCCGAGGCCGGGCTCGTCTGCCAGCAGCCCGCGGCCGGCCTTGGCCAGCCACTGCGCCCCGGAAACCTGGTACGGGAAGAGAGTTGTCACAGGTCGTCTCCGCCGATCTCACCATACTCGCCGGTGAACCAAACGGCGTGGGCATCCGCGTAAGTGTGGATGCGGGAGATCGTCCAGCTGGTATCCGGATCTTCGATCCGAAACGGCTTGTCCGCTGGGAACTGCTGGAGAAATGCGATGACCTCGCCGACCGTGGGGCGGTCCAGTCGCCTTCTTTCCTGCTCCATTTGCACTGTCTCCTTATTCTCTATTCGTCAATCTACAATTAGCTACATAGGCGACAAAGGAGACGCGTGTCAAGCGCCTGGTTCGGGGTTATTCGGCCTGCGCCCGTATGGCTGCGGCACGAACGCGAAGGTCTGCAACCGTGCCGGTGAGATCGTGCTTATCGCGGAAATACTCGCTGGCATATGCGCCCCAGCTTTCGATCTCGTCGATCGCCTCTGTCGTGATCGCGCGCAGATTATCGATGTCCTGCTGATATCGGATCTGCTCGCACGGCGTACCCATCTGCTGGTCGAGAAGACGAACTAACTGTCCGGCCCGCTCCCTCTCCGCAGCGAGCGCGGCTTCTGCGGCTAGGGCGCGGGCTTCGAGGTCTTCAACGCGGTCGCTTTCGAGATAGTATCGGCGCTCGAATTCCTCAGTGTTGGCGTTTGCTTTCGCAAGGCACTTCCCTAGCCGCTCCTTCTCCCCCAGGATCGGGGCGAAGAGGGTCTCCGCCTTCTGTGCGAGCGCATAGGCACAGGCCCGCAGGGCTGCACCGTCCCGCGACGGAAGGTCGCGCCACGCGAATAGCTCGCGCTCGAACTCGTCAGCGATCCTGTACACGCCCGGCATCTCGGCAGTGGCTGCGTCAGCGCTCATCATAGATCCTCCGAATAGAGTTGATGCCCAAGCTGGGCGCCGGGGCGCGTCTGGCCAGACGCTTTCGCGATATCCAGAGCGTCGGCGCGCTCGACGAAGCGATTGGCGCTCGTCATGAAGCCTTGGCCGCGCGAATTGCCTTCTGCGCTCTCGCCCATAAATGCAGCCAGCGCGAAGATATGGTGATGCCGGCGCGGTGCGGGCAAAGCCCAGAGACGGCCTTGTGCGTCCACAATCGCGACGCCAGTAATGCGCTCTGCCGCCTTCTCGTCCAGCTTATCGCTCATCGCGGGGCTCCAAGGCAGCGCGACCTGCGGGGGTGATGCCGTAGAACGTGCCGCCTATGACGCGGCCTTCATCGTCCTGACCGCCCCTGGCGATGTCCAACAGCCCCTGCAACCGCAGGCCCTTGATGGTCGCGCGGTGTTCTTTCGATACAGGGCCGCCGACCGCATAATGCGCGGGCACGTAGTCATAATCACCGACTGCGAGCACGCCCTGAAAGGATTGCAGCATTTCGTGTTCGGCCTTCGTCAGCTCACCCATGGGTGTCTTCCTCCTTCGGCATGGCGGGGCGGGAGGGGGATTTTGAGTGCGCATCCGCGAGACCTGCGGGGCTGTTCTCCAGAATCTCCCAATCGCTCGCCACCATGTCGCAGCCAGATGGCGTGTAAGGACCGACCGTTCCGTCCCTCATCACCATGACAATGACACCGTTGGAGAAACCTTCGACAACGCGCATCTCGATATGAGATGGCCTGTTCCAGTCCCTTCGGCTTGCCCGGCCACCACAGAGAACGGCCTGCATGGCTGCATCGAAGCAACCGTCCCAAGGGTTGACGACTACGCGCGGTGCATGAGCTTCCAGAGCGCCAACGACGCGCTCTAGCATCAGAAGCGGAACCGTGAGGGTGGCCTGCTCTTCGCCGTCGCCCTCGGTCTCGCAATCGCTGATGCCTAGCTTGCGGCGGTTATCGCAGCGGACGCGTAATCCGATGACATCGGCACGCATCTCGTTAGGCTCTGGCCGGAGCCGCGCGGATGCCACATCAGATCCTCTCACGACTTCCTCCCCTCGGTCGCGGGCGCTAGGGCGGCGGACAAGATCGCCTTGACTACATCGCCCGCAGTTGGCTGCGGCTTCTCGCCATCAAACGCCGGGTAGAGTTTGACCCACGCTGCGCAACCAGCGTCGATCATTGCGTCGGATATCTCCACCGTGGCGGGCGCGGGATGCGCGGCTAGAGCGTCAGCGGCCTCGTCTGCGATGCGCTGCCCCCACACGTTGCGAGCCTCGGGGCAATCCCGGATGATCTCGGCAAGGAAGTTCGCGCGCGCCTCGGTTTCCTTGGCGATGCGCTTCCAATCCTGTCCCTCCCCCGCAGGGCCGGCAGAGGGCGAGAGGGCGGCGGCAATGGTCGACAGATGCTTGTGAGCATCATGCGCCGCAAAATTGGATCGCCCGTCGCTATGTTCAGCCGAAGTCTTCATCGCGCGCTTGGCGGCAGCTAGATTTTGCTCCACCCAACGCAACGCCTCCCGCACATCCCCGCCCGCAGGCTCAGAGGCGGGCTTGGCGAGTAGCTGTTCGGCCCGCCACATCAACGAACGGTGGGCGCTCGGGATATCGCCGTCTCCGATATCATGGCCGTAGCGGTTCATTGCCGCGACCATCTCCGTGAGGACAGGGCGCCAATCGCCCCCATCCTCAGACCCGCTCGTCGGAGCCGGGGTGGCGTCGCTGGCGAGGGCGGCGAGCGCTTTTCGGATCGCCCGTTTGGCGTGGTAAATGCCGATGTCGGCAGTCTCGAAGCCAGGGACTTCGCTGGCGTCGATGTTGAGGCCGTCGAAGATGTCGGCGCCCAACGTGCGGCAAACAGCCCTGCTGTCTTCCAGCGTCTGTCCAACGAGCATCCCGCGCCAGCAATAGCCGATTTCAAATGCGAGATGGAGGGCCGCTTCCCGCACCCCGCTCGGTGACGCAGGCGAGGCGGCAGGGGATGGGGAGGCGGTGAGGCGGCCTATCAGCGCGACAACATCTCGACTGAACTCAGGGCCGGATGCTACGTCGAGGTAGATGTCGCCCCTTGCGTGCGCTTGGAGGACGCCTGTCACAGCCTCGATTTCAGCAGGCGTCGGTCGGGCCAACGGCCCCTGCGCGGAGGTTGAGGGGGTGGTCATGGGCGGGGCTCCTGTTGGCACAGCCACAGTGCGATCGCGTCGGCGTGGTTGTCGTCGACCACCTCGAAGCCGAGCTCCCGCATCGCCGCCATCATCGCCTCCTTGTTCGCGTTGCCCTTGCCGGTGGCGTGTTTCTTGATAACGCCGACCGGAACGCCGTCATAAGGAACAGGGGGCGATTGCTGCTCGCACCATTCCTGCAGCGTCATCATCAACCCGCCGAAAATATGGGCAGCATCGACGCCTTTATGCGCCCTGACGCCTTCGAAGAAGACTTGCCGGATGCAGAGCGCCGCGTGAAGCTGGTCGAGCTTCTGACGGAATTTGACGGCGCGCATCCCGCCACCCTGAAACTTACCAGGCTTCAGGCTCCAAGTGCCGGAGACGAGCGCATCGCGCCTGTCGCCGACGCAATAGCCGGTCGTCGTGCCAAGGTCCAAAGCCAGGGTGGTCATAGGCATAGTCCCCTTTTATTCTGAAGGTATGAGGCGTTAAATTCTTATGCCTAGGATCATGGTCCTAGCGTCTGACAGAGGGAGTCAGCAGTTGCGCGCTCGGGCGCTTAGTCGACGTGGACGAGGGTCTGAGGATAGTGCCAGGACTCGCCAGACTGGTCCCACAGAACGCAGACCTTTGAGCCCCCGCCGAGATACGTCACCTTCCCTCTTTCGGGTTCGAAATCAGAGACGGTTGCTTTTAGGTCAACGCGATCGCCGACCTTGAACGGCCGCGGCGCGACCTCCGGCTCGATCAGACGAGAGGTATCGAGAGGCGGCTCGGCATGGTGAAGTCGAACTCCGCCGGATGGCCAAGACATCGTCCCCTCGACATAGTCTCCGTTCTTGAAGGCCGGCTCGGCTTTCTCCCGCACCAACACCACGGCCGACGCCGCGTAGACGATAGCGCCGAGCAGTTCGTTGGCAGCGGCCTCGGTCTCGCCGCGGGCCGCCATGCCGAGGGCCTCCTGGGCCTTCTTCATCACCTGCCCGGCGGCGAAGCCGGGGCCGACCATCCGGCCGATCTCGAGGATCGGTTGCTTGTCGAAGGGCTTGTCGTTGGCGTGGCGGGCGTTGCCCTTGCCCTCCGCCGACTGGCGATACGCCTCATCCAGCACGCTCTGAAGCGCGGCGTAATCGCCGCTCTGCCTCCTGCCGCCAGCCTTCGCATTCATCGCCGCATCACTCATCAGATCCTCCTTCTCATCCGCCGCATCCCCGTTGCTCATGCGCCGTTCCCTGGCGCGTAAACCCTCCTCACCGCAATCATCTGTCGCCTCCATGTCTCGTTGTCGCCCTGATACGTTTCATGTATCCTCAGACGCTTGTCAAGCGACATTCGTAGAAGGCGACGGAATTTCTTCGCGGGCCATGAACGTCGCCACCTTGACCAGGGTGTCGAGGCGGAAGTTCCGGCCGGCGCGCAGCAGGCGCACGAAATCCACAGAGCCGTAGGCTTCCAGCGAGTAACGGGTCTGCGACAGGCCCGACGCCTCTAGGTGCTGCTCGACCAGTGCCGGGAAGCCTTCGAGTCCCTCCTTCAGCGCCTTCGCGGCCTCCTTGATCTGCTCTTCCGTCATCGTCTTCTCCCGCGCCGATCCATCATCGACGTAGACAAGCTACGCCGTTGTCGCTTAGATAGTCAATCGTAGAAGGCGACAAACGCCTTACAAGGAGACCCCATGGCAGACGAAACTCTCCGCAGCCAGGCGGTCGCCCTGGCAAAGCAAGGCCGTCGCGTTTTTCCGTTGCTGCCGAACGGCAAGACGCCGGCAGTCGAAGGGGGAGTTACCAGGGCCTCGTCCGATCCTGAGCGGGTACGCCGCTTCTGGTCCGAGGCTTTCAGCGAAGATCCGCTGGACTACAATATCGGCATCGCAACGGGCGATGGCCTGGTCGTTCTCGACGTCGACAATAAAGGCGGAAAGAACGGATCGCTCTCTCTGGAATCACTTGAACTCAGGAACGATGATCTGCCGGTGTCCTTCACCGTTAGTACGCCGACGCATGGTCGCCATGTGTATCTTGCAATGCCTGATGGCGCTTATGTCCGAAACAGCGCTTCGAAACTCGGCGAAGGGCTCGATATCAGGGGCGATGGTGGCTACGTCGTCGGCCCAGGGTCGATTATCGATGGAAAACGCTATGAAATTGAAAACGTAACAAATGATGCATTATCGCCCCAATGGTTCACCGACCTGGTCACGAGCGCAAGGCCAGTCAAGGCGGATAACGTCGAAACGCTCGGTGGTGTTGACGAAGCGATCGCGGCAGCAAGGGCGAAGCAATGGCTCAAGAACCACGCCGAGCTCTCCAGAGAGGGCGATGGTGGCGACACCGCGGCTTATCGCGTCGCCGCCAGGGTGATGGACTTCGGGCTTTCGCCCGACGACGCGCTCGATCTGATGCTCGATCACTGGAACGACAGATGCGAGCCGCCGTGGGAACCGGAGCAGCTCGAGGTCATCGTCAACAACGCGGCGCAGTACCGCCAGAAGCCGATCGGCGCCGACAGCGCTGACGTCGAGTTCGATGTGGTCGAACTGGCGAAAGACGACCTCGGCCAAACCGAGGGCGTTGACGACATGCCCGTCACATCAGGCAACAACCCGTTCGAATACCAGAGCGCCAGGTCCGCGTCGGCGATGGCGCTGACGCAGAGTGCCAAACCGCTCATCGAAGGGCTGCTCGACCAGGGCGCCATGAGCATGCTCTACGCGCCGCCGGGCGCCGGCAAGACCTTCGTCACGATCGATTGGCTCTACCACATCGCCGCGGGCAAGCCATGGGCCGGCAGGAAGGTCGAGAAGGGGCTTGCGGTCCACCTCGCGGCCGAAGGCGGCGGCGGCGTGCGCAAGCGATACAAGGCCTACGACGTGACCTATGGCTGCGCCGAGGATCTGCCGCTCGTGCTGATCTCGGTCTCCGCGGACCTTCGATCGAACAAGGTCGACTGCAAGAGGCTGATTGCCACGATCAGGGCGGCCGAAGCGGAATTTGGAATGCCATGCGCGATCCTCGCCATCGACACGCTCTCCAGGGTGCTCGCCGGCGGCGACGAGAACAGCTCGGTGGACGGTGGTGCGCTCGTGAAGAACATCGACGAGGTGCGTGCGGCCATCAAGGCGCACACCATGCTGATCCACCATACAGGCAAGGCGGAGGGGCGCGGCGCACGCGGCTGGTCGGGCTTCAAGGCGGCGCTCGACACTGAGCTCGAGATCAAGGACGGGGCGATCCATGTGACCAAGCAACGCGACCTCGAGTTCGCGGAGGCGATCCCCTTCTCGTTGAAGAGCGTGGACCTCGGGCTTGATTCGAACGGCAATGCGGTGACGTCGGCCGTGGTCGAGATCGGGTCTGCGATGGAGGATTTCGACAGCGTGCTGACGGACCGCGAAGCCGAGGTACTCGATGCCCTGACGGCCGCGGCGCAGACTAAGTACGGCACGGAGTACAAGGTCGGCAACAAGGCGCAGCCGGTCTCGACGACGGAATGGCGCGTCGCCTGGCAGGCTAAAACCGGCGAGATTGATAATTCGGAAGAAATTCCCGAAGGAATTAATTTGCCACAAAGCAGCCATAGTTCGAATGGTTCGGCGACCAATCAAGGCTCGCCCCGATTGGTCGAGAAACCAATCGAGCGTCACAATCTCGCCAACTTTCGAATGGCTCTCGCCCAAAAAGGATTTATCTTACAAACCAAGCGTTCTCAATGGGTTAGAATTATTTGATTTAATCTCGATTGGTCCCGATTGGTCCCGATTGGTCGCCGATTGGTCTGACAAACCCATCTTTTTCCCTTCGATTGGTTCCCCCCGCTACACTTAGGTAGCGGGGAACCAATCGGGGAAGGGCGCCACATCCAGAAAGCCAATCGGCCAACTGAAAACACCGACAGGATCGAAAATGAAATCCCTGGCAAAATCGCCTATTTATTTTAATTCGCACCGCGGCGGTGGGGCATGAGCGACGACGGCCTGATCGATGAGGTTACGCGAGCCATCCTACTGGCTGAAGCCGCGAGGCGCCGCGCGAGGATGGAGGCCAGGACGGCGAAGCTGCGAGCCGAGCTCTATCCGACGGAGCAGGAGAAGGTTCACAAGGCGAGCATTGCCGCGCGTCGCGCCATGGCGGCGAAGGGCGAGCCAAAAGGGCGGTGGGGTGAGAGCGATCGTGACCGGGCCTTACTGGCGCTCGAGAGCGGCGAGTGGATGGCGCATAGCGACATCGGCAAGCGGGCGGGGATGACGACGCAGCGGGCGCAATGGGTGATGGCGCATTGCAACCGACATGGGTTGGTCGAGCGCGTCGAAAATGCGGATTATGCCGGCAAGCCCCCGCCGAATGCGCCTGTGAAGGAACAGCCAAAGTTCCTATGGCGTCTCACGAGGGCAGGGAAGGCCGTGTGCGGCGATATCCAGGCTCAGCGGGGGGAGGTCAAGCCGGATAAGGGCGCGGCCGCTCTACGGGCTCGCAGCGAGCGGCTGAAGGCGCAAAAGAAAACCCGCCTCGCGGCGGGCTATCTCAGGAGCATGTAGGCGATCCAGAACAGGAAGGCCGAGGTTGTGAGGAAGCGGATGAGGCAGGATGCGGCTGCTATCATGCCGCGCCCTCGAAGCGGAACCGACCGCGGCGTTTGACGATCGTCATACCCTCCAGAACCTTACCATCGCGTTGGCGGATAATTTGCCAAGTATCGACGCCGATCGGCGCGAGCACCATCGGCGTGCCGCAGTAGAACTTCAGAACGCTCTCGCGAATAGCTTCGAGCGTCGGAGCGGTTGCGAGTAGCATCATGACGCCCTCGCTGCAGCTCGCGTCCAGTTCATGGCGCGCATGGTGACGCTGCGATGCGCGGGGCTCAACCGGTTGGCGTGCGTCAAGGCGCGCTTGAGGGCGATCAGGGCGGCGCGGGGGTTGTCCAGAAAGAGGTGGATCTGCGCGGTGCGGATCGAGGCTTGAAATTCATTCATGACCGGCGCCTTTCATATTCTCGAGCAGACAGGACGTGGTTGACGGTGACACCGGCGAACAGGATCAGCATCCAGCCGATCGCGAGGCCGGCGAGGGTTTCGGGGCTCATGTCTAGACCGCCTGGATGACGGTGAAGCCAGCATCGCGCACGGCGTCATCCCAGCGCTTGCCACCGTCCAAGGATGCGGCATCAATGAAGGCGGCGCGGTCGAATTTGTCGCGCCCCACAATGTCGTCTGGAAGGCGCAGCGCCGCGCTTGCGACGCTTGCGGAATCCTTATCGTAACCGCCACCGTTGGCGACCCCCTTTGCCAGCGGCGCACCAAGCCAATGAACGAAGGCCGTTGTGCGGGGGCCAGATGCGCCCCGCTTGATTGCGACCTTGGCAACGCAAACCGGATCGCCCTTGTCGTCTGTGCTGCGACCGAGCACGACATAGGTCGCGACGTGCGAGAATGCGTTCTCGAACTGATTGTAGACTAGGCCGGCGTTGGTGCGCTTTGTCATTGGAATGAGCTTTCCCGTTCGCGCTGGCCATGCCGAGCGCGTTGCTTGTTGGGGTGAAGGTTTGGAAGGGGCGTTGTTTGTTAGGTTGTCAGCGGTGTTCCATCGCGGACATAGAGACCGTCATAATCAACGCCAAGGTTGTTAGCGCTTTCGGCCGCCTTTTGTTCGTCCGTGTAGTACAACCAGGACCAACCAGCTCCTTCGGGCGCCTTTACACGAAATGCTACCGGCCGCTTGCGCAGCTTGAGCGCGGGTGCATACGCCATCACAGGGCGCACCCACACATGGACGGGCTTTGTGACGCGAGAACTAAGTTCTCGGCCATCGCCGTCTTGCCATGTGTAGCAAATCGGCGATGTTTTCTTGCAGATGGAAGAGAACGTTTCGGAGTTGCTGAACTCGAAGTGGCGACCGACAGGAAGGTCGCAGAAGCGAATGTCCGGCTTGCTCATGACGTCCTCACTTGCCGGCGGCGCTGGAGAGCAGATAAGCCTGCTTGCCGAACATGGTGGCCGCTTTGCGGGCCTGCGAACGGATGCGCTTGGGCGCGTCCTGTCTCCTGCGGGGTTCGATCTTCATGGGCTGTATCTCCTATTTTGCTATGGATTGGGCTTGAAGCTTGGCGCTTCGGTTTGGGCGCAGTGACGCGCCCAAGGCCGAAATGTCAGGCGTTGCTAATCACGACAGAGACGACTTGAACGGATTCGCCGGTTTCGCGGTCGATCAGCTTGCGGCCAATCTTTCGACGCTCTCCGATTGCGTAGTTCTCGGCGGCGCCCATGCTGCGAACACCATGGATCTTGGTCGAGCCATCTGCGTAAGTCGTGATGACGTTCAATACGATGGGCCGAGCCAGTTGGGCGGCGATGAAGGCGTCGGTGTCCATTTGCCTATTCCCTTGTGAGTGAAGCTTTGGCGCTTCGTGCTGCGTCGGATTGGACCGGCGCAGTGTCGAAGAGTCAGGCCGCAGTGGCGTCGTCGGCTTCGATCCAGAGCCGGGCGCCGCAGTCGAGGGGCTTGTGCGGCGAGTAGACGACACGTGCTGCGCCGATTAATTGGACCTCATGAGCGTATTCACGCTGGCGGCCGCGGCGGATGATAAGCGGGGGAAGATTCTCCCCCGTCTTGGTGTTGCGGGCGATCGTCTGCCGGTTGACGTGCACAATCACGCTCATCCGACGTACTCGTGCTCGGCGTCGTAACGGATGCGGGGCTGGCACAACTCGCACTCGCCGTTACGTTCATCTGCCGTGTACTTGCGCTGCACATAGCGCTCGGCCTCGGCGCGGGACTGGAAGGTTTTGATCTCGACGTCCCAGCGATCCATTTTGGGCCGGTCTTCGCAGACGGTGAAGGTGTCCTGCTTGCGCATGTGCCTATTCCCTTGTGTGGTCGGCGGGGGGGCGTCTCCCTTTCGACAATTGGAGAATGCGACAAAGGAGACAGCGCGTCAAGCGCTATTTTGCACAAAAAGCGACAAGGCGCTAAAGTCATTGAAACAAGGAGGATTTCCATGACCAAGCCGCCAGCCTTACGCGATCTCCTGCCGGAGATGACGGACAAGGAAGATGATTTCGTTTTGAATTTCGTCCAGTTCGGAGACGCGATCAAAGCCGCTGAAGCTGCAGGCTACGCGCAAGCGGGGATACAGGGGCGACAGATCGCCAGGCGCCCGCGTGTGGCTGCCGCGATCCGCATCGAGACGACGCGCCGTATGCAGCACATGGCGCCCGTTGCACTCACGGTTTTGGACAAGATTATGCGCGACGAGAAGGCGCCGGCAGGCGCTCGAGTAGACGCTGCAAAGACGATTCTCGATCGAGCCGCGTATGTTTCGGACCCGAAACGATCCGACCGTTCGGACGAGGTCAAGCCGCTCGCCGAATACAGCGTCGCGGAGCTCGAGCGCCTAGTCGAGCAGCTCGAGGCTCAAAGGGGCGCGGCTGCGCTGGATGTGACGCCCGATTCAGGGGTTAGCGCGCCGTTGTTACGCGCCAATGACGATCAACCCATTGATCCGCTTGAATAGTCTTCGCCTAGTGAAGGCGCGAACCGGCCCCGCTCGACCCCGAAAAACCGGGTTCGACCCCCTGGGGAGGGGGTGGCCCGCGGTGCATCCGGACGCCGGAGCCTGACCGCTAAATTTTGCAAATTTCAAAAGTTTTTGGACTATCACCGCGAAGTTCGCATCCGATCCGGCTTGACGGTTGTCTCCTTTCGTGCAAAATGTCTCCCAATGCGGCGATAGGCGGAGGCTGCGAACCTCTTCCAAAACTCGATTAAAAGCCGTTGACGCGGCGCCTATCCCGCAGCGGTTTCCAGGGAGCACCAGATGCACGCCAGCACGCATGAATACCTGAAGCCAACCGAGTTGCAGGTCGAGAAGATGGCTCGCGTCCGCGCCGCGGCGAAGGCTTTCAACGACGTGCTCGATGCCGAGCTGCCGGATGGCCCCGACAAGACCTTCGCCATTCGCGCGCATCGCTCCAACGCGATGTGGTGCAATGTCGCGATCACGCGGCTGGCGGACGGCACTCCGCGCGACGACTGATGACCAACCCGGCTCACAACGCGCTCCACGACGTGCATCTCTTCGACCATCTGGCCGAGAAGCATCGCAACCGGGTTCGGCAGGCCGCGCAGCAGTCGGACGCTGAACCGATCGAAGATGCCATTTGGCATGAAATCCCGCAAATCATGCCACCGGCCGACTTGGAGGACAAATGAAGAAGCGCAAGAAGCTGGCGGAGATCAGGGCCGACGTCGCCGCGGTGACGCGGGCCGATACGATCGCCGAGGTCTGCCGCGTTCTGAAGTGGCACCTCAAGGAAACTGACCTGGCGGAGAAGCTCTACCTCTCGATGACGTCCGGAGAGAAGCACCCGCAGCATCCGCCCGTCGGCGTGATCTCGTACTACAGCGGTTTCGACGAAGTCCGATATCTTTAACCGAGAAGAGGGTTCCTTCTCTGGCCAGCGTGGAGGGTCAGGGCATACAAGACCGGAACGGGCCTCTTCTCGGGAGCGTCATGATACCCGCATTCCGGTCGACTTCCGCAAAGCCTGAGAGCCTCTGATCGATTGCACCGGTCAGGGGCTCTTCGCTTTTGTCGCCATTTGCGCTAAGCTGTCTCCATGGTCGATATCAGCGAAATCATCAGAGGCTCGTTCGCCAAGTACGGATTGGACCCGAGCGTTGGCCTCAAGATCGCGAATATCGAATCGCGGATGAACCCGCGCGCCAAGAATCCCGTCTCGAGCGCCGGCGGCCTGTTCCAGTTTATCGACAGCACCGCGAAGCACTACGGCCTGGCAGACCGCTACGATCCGGCCCAGAGCTCGGATGCGGCGGCCCGACTGACCAATGACAACCGCAACCTGCTCCGGCAGAAGCTCGGTCGCGATCCAACCCCCGGTGAGCTGTACCTGGCCCATCAGCAGGGTGGCGGCGGCGCGCTCAAGATCCTGCAGAATCCCGACGCGCCGGCGTCGTCCCTGGTCGGCACGAAAGCCGTCATCCAGAATGGCGGAAGCCAGGGGATGCTGGCGCGAGACTTCGCGAGCCTTTGGCAGGCGAAGCTCGACGGCACGAAACCGCCCGTTTTCGGCGGCCAGGCAGCTCCCGCGCAGCCGATGGCGCCGCAGGAAGCGCAGACCGCGGCCGCGATGCCCGCTCCAGCCCCATCCGCGGCCGAAGAGCCCAGTTTGGCGAACGCGTTCACCTCCGCGCTGAGCCAATTCGCGGCCAGCCAGCAGCAACAGGCGCCCCAAGTCGCCGCGCAGCCGCAAATGCCGTTCCAGCAGCCGCAGATGGCGATGAAAAAGCCGGATTTGGCCAAAATTCTGGCGGGTACGAGTTCGCCACTCCTGATCGGCAAGCCTGCCGCCTGATTTGTTGCCTTTGTCGCCTTTATGGCTTAGATTAGGGCGACAATTGGCGTCGTCCTGCCGTCTCGCCTCCGGCTCGCAATCGCGAAGTGGCCCCGATGGCGCAGCCGACCCCCTACGATCGCCAATTCAGTTTTCAGGACTTCCAGGCGCAGGAACCGACGACCCCGCTTCCCGGCGATGAGGTCGACGGCGAGCTCAATTCGGTCAAGGTCACGCTCGATCAGACACTGGTCAATCTGGCGAAGATCCAGCGTGATGACGGCGCGCTCAAGAACGGCGTTGTTACGCAGGACAGTCTTTCCGACAGCCTGTCGATCGGATTTACCTACCGCGGCACATGGGTGAGCGGGGTCAACTACCTCATCAGCGACGGCGCGTCGGTCGGATCGACCTTCTATAAGGCCAAATCGTCCCATCTCTCGTCAGGCGCCAATCAGCCCCCGAACGCAACCTTCTGGGATCCGATCGCGGATTTCACACCGCTGGCAATCGGCGTCGACAGCATCTTCACCGCGGCAATACAGGACGGCGCGGTAACGGAGCCCAAGCACGCGACCGGCGGCGTGTCGACGAGAGCGCTGGCCGACTCCGGCGTGACGGAGCCCAAGCACGCGACCGGCGGCGTGTCGACGAGAGCGCTGGCCGACTCCGGCGTGACGGAGCCCAAGCACGCGACCGGCGGCGTGTCGACGAGAGCGCTGGCCAACAACGCCGTTACCTTTGCCAAGACGCAGGACATCGCCACGGCGCGGCTGCTCGGCCGTACGACCGCGAGCACTGGCGATATAGAGGAGCTGACGGCTGACGCCGCGGAAGGCCTTCTGGGTGCCGCCACAGCGCGACTTTTCCCGGCCGGTTCGGCGTCCGCGCCCGGCATATCGCCCGTCGGCGACAGCAGTACGGGGATGTGGGCGCCCGCTGCCGACACGATCGCGTTCTCGGCGGGTGCGGCCGAAAAAACCCGTGTCGATTCCTCAGGGGTAAAGATCGGGACAACAGCGCTTCTGGACGCGGGTGGCGTTCTGCAGGTCTCAGGCCTCACAACACTCTACAACACCACGGGCTTAACCCCGCTATTCATCACCAACCCAGGCTCGGGCTCGCAAACGCTCGTGGCCTTCCGCCAGGGCGGCCCCGCCAGCACGGTGGGGTCCATTGTCGTCTCCGGCGGCACTGGCACCGCCTACAACACCTCGTCCGACTATCGGCTGAAGGAAAACGTCGCCGCCCTCGACCTCGCCGAGGCGAAAGAAACGGTCGCGGCCCTGACGCCACGGCGCTTCAACTTCATCGCGGATCCCGGAACGGTGGTCGACGGCTTCCTCGCGCACGAGGTCAACGAGGCCGCACCGAACGCTCACGCCGTCACCGGCGAGAAGGACGGCGAGGAGATGCAGGGCATCGACCCGAGCAAGCTGATCGCGACGCTTACCGCGGCGCTGCAGTGGGCTATCCGCGAAATCGAATACCTCAAGGCGAGGTGAGGTGCTGGCATGACAAATAACGGCCAGCTCCACGAAGTTTCGCTGAAAATCGGCGAATTGCTCGCGAATGTCGAGCAATTGGCGCAGGCGAACCATTTCGCCCGCCGCGACAGCGCGGCGATGCAGAAGAAGCTCGACCAGGTCGTTACCGACGTCGGCCAGCTCAAGAACGACGTCTCGGACATGAAGCCGAGTGTGCAGCGCTACAACTCCGATCGCAGCAGGATCATGGGCGGCGTTGCCGTCGTCGGCAGCATCTTCGGAGCCGCAGCCAGCTTCGGCCTGGCGTGGGTGAAGAAGGTCTTCGACGTCTGATGGCGGCGCCCCCGATTCCAGACGAGCAGCTTCAGGCCGCAGTCGACGCATTGGCTACCCACGGAACACAGATCGCCGCAGCAGCGGCGCTGAAGATGTCCCGCCAAGGCCTACAGAACCGACTGCAGCGCGCCGCCGAGCGTGGGTTAATGGGCGTGGCGCCAGTGCTGCCGGGCTTCGCGATCAAGAGCGTCGCCAGCAAGGCCCCCGACGGCGCATGGGTCAAGCAGACCAAGGCCCCCGGCGAGGTCTTCGCGCTTCCTGCATGGCACTCCATCAAGGGCGTCTCGGCGCTAGTCGATGGCGAGGACCGGGTCATCCAGAAATGGGTGAAGACCGATCGCGAGAGCACCGCGCAGCACGAAACGCTGCGCGCCGCGTTCGAAGCGCTCAAGGAAGAGTTGCCGCGCGAGGTGCCCGTACCACCGCCGGCGCACTCCATCACAGAGCTGCTCAATCAGTTCACGATCACCGACAATCACTTCGGGATGCTAGCGTGGAAAGAGGAGAGCGGGGCCGATTACGACCTCCAGATCGCTGAAAAACTATTGCTGGACTGGTTTTCCGCCGCGATTGAGCTCGCGCCCAACGCCCACACGGCGGTTCTGGCACAGCTAGGCGACCTTCTGCACCATGATGGCCACGAGAGCGTCACACCGGCGCACCGCAATGTGCTGGACGCAGATAGTCGGTTGCAAAAGGTCATTCGCGTGGTCATTCGCACGATGCGGAAGGTGATCCGGATGCTGCTGGCGAAGCACGCGCGTGTGCACATCATCATGGCCGATGCCAACCATGATCCGGCGTCCGGCGCTTGGCTGCGGGAGATGTTCGCAGCTTTCTTCGAGGACGAGCCCCGCGTCACCGTCGACGCGACGGCGAGCACCTACTACGTCTATGAGTGGGGCGACGTCTCCCTGTTCTACCACCACGGCCACAAGCGCAAGGTCGCCGATGTCGACACGGTCTTCGCCGGCAAGTGGCGCGAAATCTACGGCCGGACGAAATTCAGCTACGCGCACCTCGGCCATCTCCATTCCGACGAGTTGAAGTCGACCAACCTGATGAAGGTCGAGCGGCACGAGACGCTCGCGGCGCCTGACGCCTACGCGGCCAATGGCGGCTGGCTGTCGGGCCGCTCGGCCAAGGTCATTTCCTATCACAATCGGCTCGGAGAAGTGTTTCGTAGCACTCTTTCGGCCGAAATGGTGTCGGGCTGGAGGGTCGAATGACTGACTTCAAGAAAGCGGCCACGGGTCTACTCAAAGTCGCGACGATGACCGCCGACGAATTGGCTTCGCGCAAGGGCGAAGACGATATGTTCGTCAAGATCAAGCGCAACAGCGAACGTCTGTCCAACTGCTCGGGCCACGATTTCGAGCCGCAGCCGGACTGGCGGTCAAAAGGGTGGGGCATGCTTGACCGAACGGTCCACTGCCGCGCCTGCGGAGGCGACATGAAGATCGGGGCTGCGCACGATTACCTGCGAGGTTTCGCGCACGGCTCCGGCCAAGACTTGAAATCTATCACCGCGTCGATTTGGCCGCCAGAATCATGACCGCCGCGCTCCAGGCTCAGATCAACACGGCCAAACGGCTCATCGCGGTCAAGGCCGCGCGCAAGAGCCTCTATGCCTTCATGAGACTGCTCCTCGCCGACGAGCTCGACCCCGACAACCCTGATCTGTCCGAATACAAAGACACGGCCCACGGCCGGCTGCTCTGCGACATCGTCGAGAAGGTCGAGTGCGGGAAGATGAAGCGCGTCGGCGTGGCGATCCCGCCGCAGCACGGCAAGACATGGCACCTCTCGACCTACGGGCTTGCCTGGATCATCGGGCGCAATCCGCGCGCGAAGCTCATCATCGCCACATACAACGAGACCCGTGCCTCGGAACTCGGCGAAGAATTCCGTAAGATCGTCAATTCGCCGGCGTATCAGCAGTGTTTTCCCGATGCGGTGCTCGAGACGGGCTCGCAGTCGAAGACCTCGATGGCGACGACGCGCGGCGGCAAGATTTTCTTCGTCGGCATCGGCGGCACGATCACCGGCCGCGGCGCGCATTATTTCTTCATCGACGATCCGATGAAGGGCGACGAGGACGCGCAGAGCGACCTGTTCCGCGAAAAGCTCTGGTCGTGGTTCTTCTCGGTCGCCTATTCCCGCGGCGGCAACAGGACCGCGATCGTCATCATTCATACCAGATGGCATGCCGATGATCTCTTGGGCCGCCTCTGCGACGAGGACCACCCGGAGCGCAACAAGCGTTTCGCCGGCCTCAAGGAGGACTGGCAGTACCTCAACATCCCCGGCGTCATCTACGACGAGCCACTGGCGAAGAGCCTCGGCCTGACGCTCACGGTCCAGACGGACCCGAAGATTGTCGCCGCCTTCGGCGCAAAACCCGTCACGGCGCTGTGGGAGGAGGAGAAAAGCCTCGCACATTATGTCCCTTGGCGGATGGCCGAACCCCGCACCTTTTCGGCCCTGGTCATGGGCAACCCGTCGGCGATCGACGGCGACTTCTTTCACCGCGAATGGATCGTCCCCTACGAGGTCGAGGATCTCCCGCCGCGCGAGGAGCTCGAGGTCTACGGGGCGTCGGACCATGCCGTCTCGACCAAGGCGGGGCGCGATTACACGGTGCTCGGCTGCGTCGGCGTCGACAAGTACGACAACATCTGGATCCTGCCCGATCTCGTTTGGGATCGCATGCAGACCGACCGCACGGTCGAGGAAATCCTGCACAATATGCGGGCGAATGACCCCGCCTACTGGTGGATGGAGTCGGAGCTGATCTCGAAATCGTTCGGCCCGTTCCTGCAGAAGCGGATGGAGGAAGAGCGCGTTTACGTCCCGATCGACGCGGTGACGCCGTCGAAGGACAAAGCGCTCCGGGCACGATCGATCCAGGGCCGCATGCAGATGAAGAAGGTGCGCTTCCCGCGCACGGCACCATGGTTCGAGGACGCCAAGAGCCAGTTGCTCAAGTTCCCCGCCGGCGCGAACGACGACTTCGTCGATTGGCTCGCCCATATCGGCATGGGCCTGATGAAACAATACAAGCCGTCGCAATCGGGCGACAAATCTGCTACAAATAACGCTCCGACCGGATCGATCGGCTGGCTGTTGAACCAGTCGAAGATCGAGAGCGAGCGGCGGAAGTTGACAGCCAAGAGGGCGGCGGGATGGTAGACGATACCCTGGACATGAAGCCCGCTCCCGCGGCTTACGGCGCCATGGCGCCGAAAGAGCGTTCGGACGACGCCAAGCCCGAGGTCGATCCCGCTCGCGCGAAACTCGTCGCGGAGTGGTTGAAGCGTGCGAAACGCGCCCGCGCCCATTGGGGCAAGGACGTCTTCAAGCGGATGGACGAATGCCAGCAGCTCGCGTCCGAGGGTGCTGCGAGAGATTGGGTCGAGGCCGGCAACTATGTCGTCCCCGTCATCGTCAGGCACATCAACCAGGCCGTCGCGCAGCTCTACGCCAAGAACCCGAAAGCCGTTGCCAAGCGCAAAAAGCGCCTGATGTATACGCTTTGGGACGGGCGTCCTGACTCGCTCCAGGCCGCGATGGAAGCCGCGAACCCACAGCCACCGGTGGATCCTTTGACGGGCATGCCGCTACCCGGCCCGACAGACCCGGTTACCGGCGCGCCGATGGCGCCGGAGCCCGACCCGAACGCGATCGCGCTGATCGAGGAGATCGCCGCCGTTCGCGAGCAGAATGACATGATCGACCGGATGGGGAAGACGCAAGAGCTCCTCTGGTCGTATTTCACGACCGAACAGTCCGGCGGCTTCAAGCAGCAGGTCAAGGCCGCGATCAGGCGCACGAAGGTAAACGGCGTCTCCTGGTGCAAGTTGGTCTTCCAGCGCGAGCTCCAGCCCCGGCCGGAGATCGGTGCGCAGATCGACGACACCACGCAGCAGATCGCGAGGCTGGAGCAGCTCGGCCGCGAATCCGATGAGGGCGAGACCGCGGAGGACAGCGCCCGCATCGAGGAGCTGCGCCTGCTCCTGCAGCAGATGCAGAACCAGGAAGCCATCGTTGTGCGCGAAGGGCCTGTCTTCGACTGGCCGCGATCGAAGGACATGTATCCCGACGAGAAGTGCCGCCACCTGAAGACGCTGTTCGGCGCGCAGGCGCTGTTTCACGAGTTCATGCTGACGACCGACGAGGTCGAAAGCATCTACGGCGTCGATGTCTGCGGCAGCTACACCGAGTTCAAGGGCGACGACCGCGACGACGATGAAAAGGGCGTTCGCCCGAGCGCCAACGACGACAACACCAGCAAGGGGCTGGCGCGCGTCATCGAGGTGCAGGACAAGCGCAACGGCCAGTTCCTGACGATCTGCGAGGGCTATCCGGACTTCCTCAAGGAGCCGGCCGAGCCCGATGTGCGGCTCGAGCGCTTCTTCACGGGCTTCCCGTTGGTCTTCAACGAGACCGAGAACGAGAAGTGCATCTACCCGTCCTCGGACGTCTGGCTGATGCGCCACCTGCAGTTTGAGTATAACCGCAAGCGTGAGGCGCTGCGCGAGCACTGCATCGCGGCCGCGCCGAACTACGTCGCGCGGAAGGGCGCGCTCGACAAGACCGACAGGTCGGCCCTCCAGGGGGCGAAAGCGCACGAGGTCATCGAGGTCAAGACCGCCGTCAACGAAGACCCGAGCGCCGTCGTCAAGCGGCTGGAGAAGGCCAACATCGATCCCAACCTCTACGAGGTCGAGCAGGTCTTCTCTGACATGCAGCGCGTCTCCGGTGCGCAGGAAGCCAACCTCGGCGGCACCAGCGACGGCACCGCGACAGAGAGCACGATTGCCGAGCAGAGCCGCACCGTCTCGCTCAGCGAGAACGTCGATGATCTCGATGAGTGGCTGTCGGACATCGCCGCGGCGACCGGGCAGCTCATGATGCTGGAGATGACCAAGGAGACGGTCCAGCAAATCGTAGGCCCCGGCGCCGTCTGGCCAGACATGCAGGCCAGCCGCGAAGAGATCGCGATGGACCTCCTGCTCGAGATCAAGGCCGGCTCCAGCGGCCGGCCGAACGCGGCGGCCGAACTCGCCAAGCTCGAACGAGCGATGCCTTATATCGTCCAGATGCCGGACATGAACCCCAAGGTCTTCGCCAAACGTTACCTCGAGCTGCTTGATATCGACGTGGAGGACGCCTTCGTCGAGGGCCTACCGTCGATCACCGCGATCAACGCGATGATGGCGAAAGGCGGCGTCCAGGCGGGCACTGGCGACCCGGCAACGGACCCGAACGCGCAGGGGCAACAGGGCGGTCAGAACGCCGCGCAGCAGCCCGGCAGGCAGGCAGGCCCGCAAGCTGCGTTCCCGACAGGAAACGCTTGACGTCGTTGTCTCCTTTTGTGACTATATGCACAGCGCGGAAGAATACGTTCCGCTCGTAAGGAGACGTGAATGTCGGAATCGTCACCCGAGCAGGACGGCGTACTGATCTCGCCGGACACCAATCTGGACGCAACCACCGCTGCCGAGTCGTCCACGGAAGCAAACCAGGGCGCACAGAAGTCGCCTTCGGAGCTCGTTTTCGAGGCTCTGGAGATGACCGAAAAGGAGAGCTCGCCCGACTCTGAGCAGGATCCGAACGATCCGGCTGCCCCCCAAGAAGGCGCCGAGGCGAAAGCCGAGGACGCCGAAGCCGCTCCTAAGGCCGAATTGGGGGAAATCACCCCCGAAGAGCTGAAGAAGTACGGCCCGAAGACGCAAGAGCGGATGCAGCAGCTCCTCGCTCAGCGCCACGAAATCCGCACCGAGTTGGAAGCCATCCGGCCGAAGGCTCAGCAGTTCGAGGCGCTCGAGGAATTTGCGGCCACAAGCCGCATTTCGATGTCGCAGGTTGGGGAGGCCATCGAGTTGGCCGCCCTGGCCAACGGGAACAACCCCGAAGCGGCGCTCGATAAGCTGATCCCGATCGTCCAGCAGTTGATGCAGACGACCGGCCGCACTCTGCCCGACGACATCAAGGAGCGCGTGCGCCTTGGTTACATCGGCGAGGAGGAAGCAAAGCGTCTCGTTCGATCCGAAGCCGATGCGAAACGGGCCTCTGAGGCCGCGACGCGCGAGCGGGAAGAACGCGAGTCCCAGGCGGAGGCCAATCGCCTCGCAAACCTGAAGACGATGTCGGAGACCACAGCGGCGGATTGGGAAGCAAGTCGGAAACGGACGGACCCGGATTGGCAGTCGAAGCAGTCACGGTTCGGCGAGCTCATCAAGGTCGAGGTTTACGAAAACGGGTTCCCACAGTCGAAAGAGGCCGTCGTCAAGATGCTGAATGGCATCGCGACCAAGGTCGACGCCGACTTCGCCCGCTTCAGCGCCAGGCCGCGAGAAGTTCGACCGATCACCGGAGCTGCCTCGACGAAGGCGAGCACCGAGCCGAAGTCCTCCAAGGAGGCTGCCTTGATGGCGCTCGGGTTCGACCTCTGACTTGAGGCGAGACCCCGTCTATGTCCACTTTCACCACCGAACAGGTCCAGAACGTCGCCAACAGCGTCCTGGATTTCTACATGAAGAAGGGCACGCCCCTGGATCAGCACATCCAGGACAAGCCGCTGCTCTCCCGCATGATGAAGAAGCAGCAGTCCATCCCCGGCGGCAAAGGCCGTGTCGAGATGGCTGTCGTCATGGAGACCGTGTCGCAGCTCGAATCCTTCGAGTACGACGACTCGGTCAGCTACACCTCGCCGGCCAAGAACCGCCGGGTGTCGGCTCCCTATCGGCTGTTCCACATCGGCACGCAGGTGACGATGCATGAGCTGCTGCATGACGGCATCAGCGTCACCGACTCCACCACCGGCAAGAACAAGTCGGACATCTCCAAGCGCGACGCGATCTCGCTCTGGAACATCTTCGACGGCAAGATGCGGGACCAGGAGGAAGGTTTCCTCTATGGCCTCAACCGCAAGTTCTGGCTGGACGGCACGCAGGGTCCGCTCGAGTTCCCCGGCGTCACCGCCTGGGTCGTCGACAACCCGGCTGCGGCCACCGTCGTCGGCGGCATCGACCAGGCCGCGAACGCCCGTTGGCGGAACCGCGCCAATCTGGCGATCACGCTCGGTGACGTCACCGGCGCCTCGCAGGCGGTTCTCCGCACGCTGGACGTCGAACTGCCGCAGCTTCGTCGCTACGGCGGCAAGCCTTCGGTTGGCTTCGCCGGCGCCGACATGATCGATCGGTTCAAGGCCGAACGCCGTGCCAAGAGCGATTACTCGCAGACGGGCGCGACCGGCAAGAAAGACCTGTCGGTCGGCGACGTCGAGTTCGACGGGATCCAGATTTACTACGATCCGACCCTCGACGATCTCGGCTACGCCAAGCGCCTCTACATCCTCGACGAGAGCGAAATCTATCCGTTCGTCGTCGATGGCGAAGACAAGAAGAAGCACACCCCCGCCCGTCCCGAGGACAAGTACACCTTCTATTCGGCCTACACCTGGGTCGGTGGAATGATCGCTCGCCGCCGTAACGGCTGTGGCGTGTACGCGTTCGCGTGATCTGAAACGCAGAGAGGTCACACGACAATGTCCTTCAAGAACATCACCACGACCCTGGCTTCGGCGGTTGCCACCAGCGGCACGTTCACGGTGGCGTACCCGACCAATACCAACTCGGGCACGTTCTTCGGCGGCACGAAGCACAAGCTGTTCGCTCTGCAGACGCTCTATTCGGCGCCTGCGGACTTCACCCTGGCCTTCGGCGCCTCGAGCATCACCGTCACCTGGCTGAAGAGCACCACGCTCCCGGCCGGCACGGCGATCGCTCTCCAGGCCGATATCCTCGGTCAGGGCGACGATTTCGACACCGATCCCGGCGACGCGGTCAATATCTCGTTCGCGACGCCGGTCATCATCAACCTCGGCGCCCCGGTTGCGGCGGCCTCGGCGGGCTTGTCCGCTTCGGCCTCCATCGGCGCCGCGGGCTCGGCCGTGTTGCTCACCACGACCCTCGACGTTCCCCGGAACGTGGTCGGCGCGTGGACGACCAACTCGAATGTCGTCGTCACCGGCAAGGACGTCTACGGCAGGACCGTGGTCGAATCCGTGACCAGCGCTGCGGCCTTCACCGGCAAGAAGGCGTTCAAGACGATCACCTCGATCACCTCGAGCGCCGCGATCACCGCCGCCACCTTCGGGTGGGGCGATGTGCTCGGCCTACCCATCTGGCTCCCTTCGACCGGCTTGGTCATCAAGGAGCTCCAGGATGGCGCCGCCCCGACTGCCGGCACGATCGTCGCCGGCGTCACCGCTACGGCCACCGCCACGACCGGCGACGTCCGCGGCACCTACGACCCGAACGCCGCGGCGGACGGTTCGAAGTCCTTCGGCCTGATCGCCATGGTCCCGAATCCCTCGGATCTCGGCGGAAGCCAGTTCGCGGGCTGATACGACAAGAGAGCCGGCGCTTAAGCCGGCTCTCACCCCTCCCTGAAACTGGAGATCCGACAGCATGAAGCTGTTTTCCTGCAAGGTCCGCCTCAAAGGCAACGCCCTCGACGAGGTTCGCAAGAGCAACGTGACGTCGGCGGAGATCACGCTGCTCAATGTCGCCCATGACGTCGATGATGTCGTGGAGAGCGGCAACGCCGATCGTTCGGTGACTCAGGAGCGTGAGAGGCTGGAGGCGGTCTATGGCGAGCGTGCAGTTCTCAGCGTGTTCGGCGCGCCGAAGGCCGCCATCGGCGACGAGATCGAAGCGGATAGCGGCGAACCCGCACCGCGCAAGGCTCGCCGCACGCGCGAGACCGTGGAGACCTCCGACATGGCTGCGGCCGCCTTCGCGGCCTCCGCCGCTTCCTCGGCGCAAGCCGACGCTCTCGCCTGAATCGGTTGATACGATGGCCCGCGGCACGTCTCTGCTCGAACTGGTCCAGATGCTCAGAAATGAGCTCGGTCGCTCGACAAGCGTTGCCGTGGGCGTCGACGATGTCCCACGCCTGAAATACCAGATCAACAAGGCGTATGCTCGCCTCTACGACAAGTATGACTGGCCGCATCTTCAGCAGGAGCCGGTCAAGATCGAACTGGCCGCCGGCCAGCGCTACTATGACCTGCCGGCAACGCTCGATTTCGACCGCATCAGCGAAATCCGCATCCAGTGGAACGCGCGGCCGCATATCGCGACGCGCGGCATTTCGCTCGACGATTTCAATTCCTGGGATTCCAATGCCGATGAGCGCTCGAGCCCTGTCCTGAAATGGGATGTGCGGCGCGTGGTCGGCGGCACGGTCGAGCAGCTCGAGGTCTGGCCGATCCCGGCCGACAACGAGCAGGAAATCCATTTCATCGGAACGTCCAGCGCGCCACGCCTGGTGCGCGATGCCGACCTCTGCTTGATCGACGACTACCTCGTTGTCCTCGACGCCGCGGCCGCGACGGCCACGAAGAAAGAGGACAAACAGATTTTCAAGGCCGAGATGGCCGATCGCCTAGCTGACCTCCGCGCCAACGCAGCGAATAGTTTCGAGCCCATCCGGCTCGGCCTGCCGAGTGACCGGACCCCCGACTACAAGCACGTCATCGTGCGGGTGCGTTGAGGTGAGTTACCTCTCAATTTCAGATTGGAAATTCGGGATGGATCGCAGGCGCCCGCGCGTGTCCGGCATCCCCGGAACGCTCTGGAACCTGAAGAACGCCCACATCACGCGCGGCGGCGACATCGAGTCGATGAAGAAATTCGTCTCGACCTACACGCTCCCCGAAGGCACTTTCGGGCTCGGCCAGGTCAACGGTCAGCTTTGGACGTTCGGCTCGGCCGATCTCGCCGCCAGCATGCCGTCGGGCATGCAGTATCAGCGGCTGCAGGACCCCGCCGGCGGCGCGATGACGCGCATCCTCAAGAACAATACCTTCGAGCGCAAACACTATGTCGTGGCTGAATACGCCAACGGCGCGATCCATCACTTCTATGACGGCGTGCGGGTGGCGGATTGGGACGCGGTTGCCGACGGCAATACCGACGTCAATACCCTCGCGACGTACATGGCCGCGAAGGTCAACGCCTCCACGGAGGTTGAAGCCACGAGCTCCGGCCCGAGCGTGCGGCTGACTGCTATCGTCCCAGGCGTCCCATTCACGGTCGTGACCGGGGCGGCCAATGGCGCCGGCGTGAACGATCAGACTTTTACGGTCACCCCCATCCAGGTCAATGTCGCGCCCGTTGCGGAGGTCCGCGCCAGTGGCAGCGTCACGATAACCGGAGGCTCGACGGACCCCGGTGTCAACACCATCTCGCAAATCACGGTTGACGGCGTCAGCCTCCTTTCGGCGCCGGTCAATTTCATCGGGTCGAACAACGCTACCGCCAACGCCCTGGCAGTCGCGGTCAACAATTCCTCCTTGATGAGTGGCTACTTCGCCAGCACAGCAGGCCCGATCGTGACGATCCGAGCCGCGGTTGGAACCGGCGCCACCCCCAACGGGGATGTAGTGAGCGTCACCGCCGCCGGTGATGTCACGACATCGACTGCCGATATCGCGGGCGGCGTCACGAAGGTCACTGCAGTCGGGCAGATCACCGAGGTCACCTTCGGCGGCACGTTCGAAGCCGACGACATTTTCACGCTCACCATCAACGGCGTGGCCTACGTCGCGACTGGCCGGGCCGCGGGTCATGGCACATTCGCCTTCGTCTACAAAGGGCGGGAAAACGTCACCGCTGGTTCGCTTCTGCAGTATTCCGAGCTCAACGATCCCGATGATTTCTCCACCGGTAGCGGCACCGCGACGGGAACTGGCTCCATCAGCCTGGCGAGCGATTCCGAAGGCTCCGAGCGTCTGACGGCGATCGCGATCTACCAGAATTCGCTTGCCATCTTCAGCCGCAGCCAGATCAGGACCTACAGCATCAACACAGATGCGACACAAAATGCCTACGAGCAGACGATCGAGAACACCGGCACCTTCGCGCCGAACTCCGTCGTGGCCTACGGCAACATCGACGTCTTCTATCTCGACATCACCGGGATCCGCTCGATCCAGTCGCGCGACGTGACCAACGCGCCTGTCGTCGACGACGCCGGTTCAGCGATCGATACCTTCGTCCAGGAATGGATGGCGGGGCTCAGCGACGACATCGCGGAGAGTGCGGTCGGCGCGATCGAGCCGATCGACGGCCGCTTCATGCTGGCAATCGGGGGGCGCATCTACGTCCTGTCATATTTCCCCAAGGCCAAGATCACGGCGTGGTCGTACTACGAGCCGGGCTTCACCGTGACGGACTTCCTACGCGTCCGCGACCGGCTCTATGCCCGTGATACGGACACCATCTATCTCTACGGAGGGCGCACGGGCCAGGAATACCCGGCCGCCGGCGAGACGCCGATCGATGCGGATATCCCGTTCGCCAGCGCGCAGACCATCGCGACCTTCAAGAAGTGGACGGGATTCGACATGGCCTGCTCCGGAGTTTGGCACGTCAACCTGTTGCCGGACCCGAATGATGAGACCAAGATCATCGAAATCGGCAACATCTCGAAAACGACCTATGGGCTGGAGGATATCGCCGTGATCGGCAACGCGCCGATGTTCGCGATGAGTCTGACCTGCGCTTCCGGCGGCAAGGCGACGTTGTCCAACATGGCTTTCCACTACGAAGCGGAGAGGGCCGGATGACCCTCCGAGCGCGCCCGGCCAGTTTGATGCATGTGATGGCGGTGCTTGACCGCCCGTCGCGGGTAACCGCCGCGGAGATCGACGCTGCGGGGTACACGAACTGGTCCCTGCTCAAGGCGATCCGCATGCAGATAGCGGAGGGCGAAGCGACAGCGGTCAGCCAGGACGGCGTCACGCTTTTCGTCGTCGGGCACTATCCCGATCCATTGCGCTCGCGCAATCGGATCATGTGGTTCATCGCGGCAGAACAATGGTTCGATCTCGGCGCGCGCAGCGTGCTCTATGGCCGCCGCTTCATGCGGAACCTTCGGAAAGCCCATCCCGGCAAAACCTTCACCTGCATCTCCTGGTCTAAGCACCCGGAGCTAGCCCGTTGGTTCGCCTTCCAGGGCTTCGCTCTGGAGGAGCGCGCCGGCCAGGCGTCTGTCTTCAAAAACGTTGGATAATAAGGCGACATCTGCTACATTGGCGACAAGCGGACGTTCTCTCCCGGTTTCGCCGCGCCGGATTTAGCCGAAGACGAGAACGCCCCATGTGCCTCCAACCGAGTGGTAAAGCGCAGCGACAGGCGCAGATGGCCGAAGCAGCGGCTGCCGAGCGACTCAAAGCCGAGCAGGACGCCATCGCAGAGCAGCAACGCCAGCAGATGCTGCAGGCGGAGGCTGAGCGAAAGGCCAACATCCAGAGTGGCAATTCGACCATCGATGCCACCTTCGGCAATTTCAACGACGACTATTTCGGCAAGGTGCGCGACGCCCACGCGGGGGTTTATAACCCGCAGATCGATGACCAGTTCACCAAGGCGAAGGACAAGCTCATCGCGTCGCTTGCCGGCCGTGGCGTGCTCAGTTCGTCGGTCGGAGCGCAGGCGATCGGCGACCTGGAGAAACGCGCCGGTGACGAGCGCGTCCGTGTCGGCAACGAGGCCATGGCCTACGCCAATTCGCTGAAGTCCAAGGTCAACGAAGCCAAGAATAACCTGTACGCACAGAGCGCGGCCGCCGCGGACCCGAATGCCATCGCGCGCTCCGCCACCGGCGAGGCGACCTCGCTGGCGCAGCAGGGCGCGGCCACGCCGACGCAGCCGCTTTCCGACGTCTTCAGCTCGTTCCTCACGCCATTCATCTCAGCGGCGACGGCGTCGCAGAACTCGGCGCAGGGCTCGAGGAAGCTCATCAACGGCACCCTGGCGCCAATCAGTTCGGGATCCGGGTCCGGCTCGGTCGTGAGGTAATCGACCATGTGCTTCGATGCAGTAAGTCTTGGGGGCGCCCTGATCGGCGGCGGTATCAGCGCCGCCGGGTCCGCGGCAGAGAATCGCGCCAAGAACCGCGACGTCCGGACGACCGCCTATGCCAATATCCAGCAGATGGAGCAGGACGCGGCTGTCGCGAAACTGCGCAACAAGATCCTCAATGAATACTCCGGGCGGCAGAAGGAGTTCACCGCGCAGAACCAGGAAGCCTTCAAGGGTGGAGTCGGTGGATACGCCGCGCCGGCCATGGAGGAATCGCGCGCTGGCGCTGAAACCGGCCGCAACGAATTTCTGACCAAGCAGATCGCTGGCATCCCGCAGACGGAAGTGACGCTGCGCGACTCCGACTCGCCCGCGGTGCGTAGCGAGCTCGCCAGGAAGTTGAGCGAAGCGGCTGCAGGCGCCACGGCCGGCGCTGGCCGCGCCGCCAAGCTCGGCTCCTACGGCGATAGCTGGACGACCGCCGGTGAAGGCGCGCAGGACAGCGCCCGTAAGATCGACACCACGAATAATTTCGCTCGAGGCGAAATCTCCATGATGCCGGCCGATCAGGACATGCAGGAGTTCATCCTGCGCAAGCCGATCGTCAAGGCCGGCGCCAATCCAAATAACCCGGCCGGCACGCTGAAGGGGCTCGGTTCGCTCGTCGGTTCGCTGGCGGGCGCCTACGGTAAGCAGGCCGGAACGGGCCTGATGCAGGGGGCGCATCAGCTTCTCGGAACCGGACGCGGAGGGCTCTTCTGATGGTCAACATCATCGGCCGCCGCGTCGGCATCCAGGAGGTCGGCGCCCCCGCTCAGTCCGAAAGCGATCTCGGCAAAGTTTTTGCTCAGCTCGGCAAAACGCTGGGAGCCGATCGGCTCACGGCGGAGTACAAGCGGCAGGCGACAACGAAGCTCGCCGACGAGAACGAGGCACGTAAATTCGCTGTCGATAGCGTCGATGAGAGCGGCAACTTCACGTCGCCTCGTGCGGCGTCGATCTCCGCAATGCTCAGCGCGATCGACCCTGCGAAACTGGGTCGCATGCGCGCGCTCGAAGGCTACCGCACGGAGGGCATCGACTCGCAGACCGGCCAGCGGGCGTCCGCCGGCCTCGGCGAGTACAACGCCACGCCAGAGCACCAGCGCCGCGCGCTGGACAATTCATTGGTGCTCAAGGACCGAGAGGAAGCCACGAAGACGGCCCTGGCCGCGAACCTGCCCGAGACGGTGCTGCGGCCCGGTCCCGATGGCTCCATGGTCCCAACCATCGTCCCGCGCAGCGAAGCCTACGGCGCCCCTGCAGTCCAGTCGACCGACCAGGTCAAGGCCGGCGTGCAGCAGAAGCTCATGCCGACGATCCCGCAGGAGCGCCAGCAGGACTTCGCCTTCGGCGCGCAGAGCCCCGGCGAGCTTGGCGTGGCTTCGGTCGGCGGCAAGACTGTGCCCGCATTCGCTCGCCCCGGCGGCTTCTTCGCCGTGCAGGGAAACCAGTCGATCGAAGGCACCGTTGATGGATTCGGCAAGGTTGCCGCGACCAGCTCCGATGCCATCAAGCCTGCCAGCGGCGACCAGAGCGCCCTGCTCAACCGTCGCGTGGCCGCGCGCACCGCTGCGGCGTCGATCGACAACCTCGACAAGCTGCTGGCAGCGCCCAACGCCGGCGCCGCCGTCGGTTTCATCGGCAAGAGTGCATCGATCTTCAATGACATCCGCGCGCAGACGGAAGCCGCCGCGAAACTGCTCTCGCCGGGTGGGTTCGCGGAGGAGGCCAATGCCCCAGGGGTCAAAGCGGCCGTCGATGGCGCTATGACCCGGCTGTTCTCCGATGGGAGTTTCAACCAGAAGGCACAGGCGCTCGGCATCGATAACGTCGTCCTGCGTTCCCAGATCATGGATCTGGCGTACACGATCGCCAAAGCGAAAGACCCTCGGGGCGCCATGTCCAACCAGGACATCACTCGTGCTTCCGAAATCCTTGGCGGCGCGCTCATGGACCCCGTCGCCGGCCGTCAGGTATTGGCGGGCGTTCGCGCGCAGATCCTGGAGAGCCAGAATATCTTCGAGCAGGAGTTCGAGCGGATGTATCCCGGCAAGGGCGGCCAGCCGACGAGCCCGGCGCCGGCGGCCGCCGGCGGACCCCAGCCACCGGACGCGCAGCTGGCCCCGTCGCTCAAGCAGAAATATGGGCTTGAGTGATGGCGGACGTGGAGCGCATCAAGCGCAACATCCAGAAGATGATCGACCTCGGCGCGCCCGAGGCGGAGATCGACCAGTATGTCGCGGAGGAAGGCACGACGCCGGAGGCGCTTCGTGCGGCCCCGGTCGTGCCCGTCGCACCGCAAGGGCTGGCCGACCGCCAAGATCCCATGCGGCAGGAGCCGATGCCCGAGCCCTCCTTCATGGAGCGCGCCGGCAAGAACTTGCGCTTCGGTGCGCAGGCCGCAGCGGAAGGACTGGCCGGTATCGCTGGCTTCCTACCGGATGCTGCAGCCGCCGCGACCAATGTCGGCATCCTCGGCGTCAACAAGGTCGCCGGAACGGAAATCCCTTATCTCGGTGCGCCGTCCGAATCGATGAAGGAAGTTCTCGTTCGGCCGGCATTCGATGCATTAGGCGGCTCCGTCAATCCCGAAGGGCTCAAGACGACCGACCGCATGCTGTTCGAAGGTGTTGGCGCTGCCACTGGCGCGGGCGCCGGCGGGCTCGCCCTGCTCGGCCGAGGTATCCAGCGCGGCGGACAACTTGCCGCGCAGAAGCTCGCGGGTGAGAAGATCCTCCCGAAATTATTCGACGCCACGGCCAAAACCTACGCAGAGGCACCTATCGCCACGGTCGGCAGAGATGCAATCGCTGGCTTCGGCAGCGGTACGGCACTCGGGGCGTCGAAAAACCTGCCAGAAGAAATTCGCGGCGCTGGCGGCGGCGCAGGCGGTGTGATCGCGGATGTCTTCTCTTCGCTGCTCGGAGGTGTCGGCGCCGTTGGCGCGCAGAACGTCGGCGCGCTGGCGCTACGCTCTGGCGAGAAAACCATCGGGTCCGTTCCATTCCTGGGGAAGCGCCTCAATTGGAACAGCGCGGACAACACGCCCGGCCTCCACGACGAGAACCTCAATCCCTATTCCAAGCGCGCCGTCGAGCAGGCCGCTGAGACCTACCAGGGGCAGGCCACCCGCGCCGACTCCGTCGCCCCGACGCTCGAAGCCAACCGCGCCGATCTCCAGCCGGTTCTCGGCGATCGTCTGCCATC